CTGCCGCCGACGCCGACGCCGCCGCCGACGCCGCCGCCTACGCCGACGCCGCCGCCGCCCGCGCCGCCGCCCGCGCCGCCGCCGCCGCCGACGCCGCCGCCGCCCGCGCCGCCGCCCGCGCCGGCGCCCGCGCACAGCAAGCAGACATCGTGCGAAAGCACATGCCGACGCCACCGGAGTTGCCATGACCTACTTGATCGGATGGCGCAGCGGGCGCTTTTGCATCGACGGCCCGCAAGCTGGCAAGCTACCGCACGTCGCCGACTGGTCGTGCTGGCAACGACAGCCGAGCGGCGCCTACGTCGCCGCCCCCTACGCCTCGAGCGTCCTGCAGGTACGGCTCGACCTCCCCGGCCTCGACCTCCAATGGTCACCGCTGGCGGCGAGCAAGCGCGATGAGATCCTGCGCCACCTGCAGGACGCCAAGCACGCGCTGGCCGGCGGCAGCCTGCCCCTTGAGTGGCCCACGCCGACCGACCGCAAGCCGCTGCCCCACCAGTGGCGCGCGATCCACGCCGCCAGGTCGATGGGCTGGCGAGTGCTCGTCGCCGACGACATGGGCTTGGGCAAGACCAGCGAGGCCCTGTGGATGGTCCACGACAGCGGCTCGAGGCGCCTGCTCGTCGTGTGCCCGGTGAGCGTCAAGCTGAACTGGCAGGCCGAGATCGCCGTCACCCTCGGCCCGACGTGGCACACCGTGGTCGTCGACGGCACGCGCAAGCAGCGCGCCGACCAGCTGGTCGACCTCGTGTCGCTCGACCAAGCCCTCGCCCTGGCCGACGCGAAGAACGCCAACAGCGGCGACCTGCGCGCCGCGTGCGTCATCAACTACGACCTGTTGCGGCACCTCGAGCCCGACCAGATGAAGGCGCTGCACACGTTCGCGACCAACGGGTTCGCCATCGGAGACGAGAGCCACTACTTGAAGAGCCGGGACGCCGAGCGCACCGAGCTCGTGGCCGCGCTCTTCGGCAAGGCGAAGCACGTCGCCCTGCTGTCGGGAACGCCGGTGCGCGACACCGTCGAAGACCTGTTCAGCCAGCTCGACATCGCGCGGCCGGGCATGATCCGCAGCTACTCCGCGTTCGCCGATCGCTTCCTGGTCACCAAGGAAGTCGAGTTCGGCAAGCGCCGCGTGCGCAAGGTCGTCGGCTCCAAGAACGTCGACGAGCTCAACGCGCTCGTCAACACGGTGCAGATCCGCCGGCGCAAGGAAGAGGTGCTCGACCTGCCGCCCAAGGTCCACACCTACCCGCTGCTGCAGCTGGACGACATGACCGGCCGCGTCTACGAGGCGATGAAGAAGTGGGCGAAGATCGAGCTCGAGAAGGTGCTGGCCCAGCCGGTCGATGAATCTGCCCCACCACTCACTATCTGGTCGCCGCGCGCCAAGTCTGCCGTCGAGGCAGCGATGCGCCTCGAGCAGATCGCGCAGGGGTTCCTCGGCGGCATCCCCGAACCGCTGCTGGCGCAGATCACGCCGCTCTTGAAGCACGCCGAGCGCATCCCCGGCCGGCCCGGCGAGGTCATCTTCCCCACGGCGCCGAAGCTGCGATGGCTCGAGGAGACGGTCGAAAGCGTGCTGCTGCAGCAGGGCGCACCGATCATCTTCACGCGGTTCAACGCGCCGGCTGTGTGGCTGCAGCAACGCGGCTTCGACGGCGCACCGCCGGTCGGCTTCATGCACGGCGGCCTCACCGCGGAAGGCAAGAGCGACGTCGTCACCAAGTTCCAGAGCGGCCACCTGCGCGTGCTGCTGTGCCAGGTCAAGATCGCCGAGGGATGGAACGCAACGCGCTGCCAGGACGTGCTCTTCCTCGGTCGCGACTGGTCACCAGCGATCAACCACCAAGCCGAGGACCGCGCACACCGCATGGGCCAACGCGGCACGGTCAACGTCCAGATCCCCGTCGTGCAAGGGACAATCGAAGAGATGGTCCACAAGCGCCTGCTCGCCAAGGATTGCGACGCGCAGAACGCTCTTGCCAGCCTGACGATCCTCGAGCTGATGGAGGCCCTGTGATCGAGCTCTTCGTCGTCCTGGCGTGCCTTGCATTCGCCATCTACACGGTCGTCACCACGCTGTGCGACATCATCGAGAGTCGGAGGAAGCCATGAGCAAGCGTCAGATCGTGATGGTCACCGTCGACTATCGCATCACCATCATCGACGGCCACTGGACCACCAGGGTCGAGAAGAAGGACGGCAAGGATGCAATGGGCGTGCTGCGGTGGAGCGAGGTGAAGCCAGAGGAATACCAATCCGTGTTCTTCGACTTCGCTGGCGACGTCGCTGTCAACCTGCTGCAGAGGAAGCGTCGGAGGAACCGCAAGTGAACGAGCAACAGATCCAAGAGATCGGCGCCCTGGCGCGCATCCTCGCCCGTGACGTGAAGAACGGCATCGGCATGCAGGTGCTCAGTGGCGGCAACGACGCGACTGCGATCGTGCTGATCCACCTGAACCCGCCAGGCCCGGCGCGCGCCATGGCCAAGAGCGCCGTCGCACACCTGACCGAGCTCGCCCAGAAGGCGGCCAGCATGTGCGGCAAGGACACCATTGTCTTCGAGCTGCAGAAGAACAGCAAAGAGGTCTGCGGCCAAGTCGCCGAAGAGATGGCGCGAGACAGCCAGAAGCCGAAGCCCAGCACAAACTAACCGTGGGCCTCACCCTCCGACGGCACGTCGCCGACGGAGGAAGGGCCCGTCCTGTCAGTGGAGTAGTCCCATGATCCGCAGCCTGATCGCAGCCCTGTTCCTCTGCGTCGCCCTGTTGGCGCAGAACCCCCTCGAGGCCGTGCAGAAGCACTACCCGGAGCTGTCGCTCCCGATCGTGTCGACCAGCGCGCTGCCGAATGGCTCGCTGTCGAACACCTACAGCAACGGCATGACTGCCGTGTTCTCGGTGGCGACCGATGGCTCGCCGGTGGTCACCTTCCTCGACCAGTCGCCGATGCCGCAAGACCCGGTGCAGATGCTGACCACGTCGTGGGTGGACGCGCAGGGCGTCACGCACACCGTGTCGACGCCGGTGATCTCGCAGACGCCAGCTGGCGTGACGCGCGCACGCGAGCAGCACGCTGACACCGTGAAGTGGCTGCAGGGCATCCACCCACCGAAGCCGGTCTGAGCACACAGGGAGCCGGTGCGCGGCAACGCGCGGCAATAGCTTGACTCTCCTTCTTCCCCTTTTCCCGAAGCTGCCGGCTCCCACTTTTCTATGCCCATCGACAAAACCCCCTGGACCGACGACACCGTGATGCCGTGGGGTCCGCACAAGGGCACCAAGCTCGCGAAGCTGCCGGATGAACACGTCATCTGGCTGTCCGAACAACGCTGGATTCGCGACTGGCCAGGTCTGCTGACTTGGCTGCGCACCGCACCCGTTCAGCAGCGCATCTCCGCACATCGCGAGAAGCGCGCTGCTGACCCCACTGTCCCTGACGCCTACCGCACGTTCGACGACTACTTGAAGGATTGGAGATGAGCAACACACTGGACAACCTCTGCATTCACGTCAAGATCGAGGTCAAGCAGGAGAAGGGATGGCCGAGCGACCACCCTGTTCTCGCGCGCTCGATCATCGAAGACATGTGCTCGATCGGCGACGTGTCGCACGTCGAAACGCATGTTCACAAGGCCGTCGTGGCTGCAACAGATCGCGTCCGCGCGCAGCTCGCGACGACGATCGCCGTCAAGCGCGCCGAAGAGCAGCAGCGCATCGCGCTGACGACGCCGAAGGCCGTCGATGGCTGACGTCCGCTGCGCGCTGTGCAAGTACACCGGCGTCGAGTGCCCGCTCGGCTACTTCGGCGGCCTCTGCACCTGCGACGTCTGTGGCCACCGATTCGCCTTGGCCGCGCCGCTGTGCGCGCCACCCGTCACCTGCCCGCAATGCAATGGCACCGTCACCTACGAATGAGCCAGGCCCTGCCGAAGCCGCCTTCCTGGCTTGGTGGCTAGAGGACATCGAGCGCGCGAAATGCACGCTCGCACAGGCACTCGGCGCCTACTGCTCGTCCTTCCCCGGCCGCGCCCTTCCCCTTCTGCATGAGCTGCTGAAACACAACGAACCGACATGAGCACCATCCTCAACAACCAAGTCACCAACTACTACCAAGCACGCCTCGAGTACGAGAAGGCGAAGCGCGAGAGCAATCGCCTCGAAGAGCTGTGGCGCGCGGAGGAGCAGAAGCTCATCGACGCCATGCTCGACGCCAACGTGAAGAGTGTCACGCTCGCCGATGGCAGCAAGCCGTCGCTGACGCGCAGCTGCAAGGTGAAGTGCACCAAGGACAACGCGACCGCCGTGCGCTCCTGGCTGTGCGAGACCGTCGGCAGCGACGACGACTTCATCGAGACGCTGCCGAACCGCTTCAAGGTCGCCGCCTACGTGAAGAAGCAGATCGAGAACGGCGCCGACGAAGCTACTTTCCCACCCTTCCTCGAGGTCAGCACGCGACCGTCCATCCGGGTGTACGGGTGGAAGAACGCGGCTGGCGAGGTCCAAAACGACGAGTGAACAAGATGACCGAGAACCCTCCAGTGCCGGCGACGCCGGCAGTCCCCGCCCTGTGGCAACCAAAGCCATTCACCGGCAGCGACCTGCTGCCGCTCGACCTCGCCGGCCAGGGCGACCGCACCGGCCAGGAGAACATCAAGGCCGAGGACATCGTGCTGCCCACCCTGCAGTTGCTGCAGGGCATGAGCGACCCGTGCACCCGCGGAGAGGAAGGCGCCAAGCCTGGCGTCTTCTGGCACAACGGCGCCAACGTCGCGCTGCCGGGCCCGCTGCGCGTGCTGGCCGTCGCGCACACGCGCGGCCGTGCCCTGCTGCCGAAGGCGAACAACGCGCGCTTCTCCGGCCTCGAGATGTGCGTCTCTCGCGACATGATCGAAGGCAGCAAGTACGGCAGCTGCGACTCTTGCGCCCACAAGGAGTGGGGGGCGAACCGCGAGACACCGCTATGCACTGAGTCTCACGGCTTCGTCGTGATGACGAAGTTCGGCCCTGCGCTTCTGCGCATTGCACTGAGCAACAAGCAGAACCGCACGACGGCGCGCAACCTGCTGACCACCTGGAACTTCTCGAGGAAGACGCTGTGGTCGCACCCGCTGCAGATCGCGAGCCGCCAGGAGAGCAAGGACATGGGCCCCGGCCAGAAGCCGGCGATCTTCTACTCGCTCGACTTGAAGTGGCTGCAGGGCGAGGATGTTCCTCCCGCCGTGCAAGTCGCCGCGCGGGAGATCCACGACCAGATCAGCCGTGCCAACGAAGCGGGCAAGCTCGAAGCAGATGACGAGGTGGCCAACGGGCCCGCGCCTGCCGACCTCGGCGACATGCCGTTCTGATCGGTCGCTCACCAAGAAAGAAGGGCCCGCCAGCGCGAACACGCTGACGGGCCCTTTGCATGAGCACACACGATGGACAACGTCTTCTCTCGGGTCAAAGAAGCCGTCGCGCCGAACGCGAAGGCTATCCTTGCACGCTACGGTATCAAGCACGCGCGCAGCGAGAAGGAGCTCACCGCGCAGTGGACAACAGGCTTCCTCTGCCCGTTCTGTGCTGACCAGGGCGGCTCGGCGTCACTGACGCCGCAGCTCTACCTCAAGTGCCACCAGTGCGACACGAAGCTCGACGTGTTCGACTGGGTGGCCAAGGTCGCCCACGTCACGCCATGGGAAGCGTGCAAGCAGCTGGCCGACCTGTGCTCGGTGCCGTGGAACGACCACAGCAAGACCTCGCGGAAGGTCGTCAGCGGCCGGCACATGCCGACCCGCATGATGGAGGACACGCTGCAGGTGGCTGTCCACGACCTGTGGGAGCACGCTGACGCTGCGCCGGCGAGGAAGATCCTCGAGGACCGCGGCCTCGCCGATCCGCGCGTGCTGACCGCCGCCGGCGTCGGCTGGATCAAGGGCTGGATCGTCTTCGCACGCCGCGACGAGTCGGGCCGGCTCGACGAACGCTACCGTGGCTGGTCGCCCAACGACCCGAAGATCAAGTGGCGGTGGTTCGGCGAAGGCACCGGCGGCCCCGGCATCTGGCCAGGCACGCCAGCGCCGGAGAACTACAAGATCCTGTTCTGCGAGGGCGAGAGCGACACGCTGACCGCCATCATCGGCATGCGCGCGGCCGAGCTCGGCTACCACGTCGCGACGTGGACCGCCGGCGCCACCAGCTGCCCACCAGCGTCGGCGATCCCGCGCAGCTGGCACGGCCGCGAAATCCACATCGCCTACGACAACGACGTCTTCCAAGGGCCCAACTACAACGACTACGTCGTCGTCACGAAGCCTGGCAAGAACCCGTCGCAGGCGCGCGACGCAGCGCGGCAGCGCCTGCGCATGCTCCTCGAGAAGATCGCGCCCCTGTTCAGCACGCTCGGCTGCAAGGTCGTGATCCGCCAGTGCCCGGTGCCGCCAGGCGAGAACTACGGCGGCGACCTGCGCGACTGGTGGAAGGCGGGCGGCCGAGACTTCGAGGCCGACTGGAAGGCGTTCCCCTTCCACACGCTCCCGACGCTCGCCTCGACCATCACCGACGTCGCGTTCGACGACGTGTTCAGCACGCTCGGCGTCCCGATCCGCACCACCATGCAGGTCGACGCCATCGGCAGCGACGACGTCAACATCCCGCGCCTCGTGCGCATGGAGTGCGACCTCGGCCAGCACCAAGCGTGCGCCAGCTGCCCCGGCTACCGCCGCTTCCCCGACGGCATCATCGACATGGAGGAGTTCCAGCGCGAACGCGCTGTCGCCGTCCAGTCCGAGTTCCCCAACGAGTTCATCGCGCGCCACGTCGTGCAGCGTCCGCGCAGCTGCCCGCGCCTCGAGATCGTCACGATCAAGAACGACACCGGCAGCGAATGGGCCGGCGCGCGGCCGTCGAACACCGAAGGCACCGCGACCCGCACGATGCGCGTCGTCAGCGAAGTGCCGCCGTCGCTGTCCGGCGACGTGCAGGTGACCGGCACGGTCTACACCGACGTCAGCGGCAAGCGTTCGATCCTCTACGCGAACCACGTCGAGTCGCTCGACGCCGTCGACGTCGACCTGACCGCACACCACCACGACTTCATCCAGAACGCGGCGCCCTTCGCGAACACCGTGAAGGAGATCGACGACTACCTCGACCGGCGCTGGCGCGACCTCGCCTACAACGTCACCCGCATCCACGGCCGCCGCGACGTGCAGGTGGCATCCGACCTGGTCGCGCACTCGGTGATGCACTTCGTGATGGAGCGCAACAAGCACCGTGGCTGGCTCGACGTGTGCATCTACGGCGAGACGCGCAGCGGCAAGAGCCTCACCTTCCGTCGGATGTGGGCCCACCACCGGCTAGGGCAGGCGGTCACCGCGGTCAGCAACGTCAGCCGCCCCGGCCTCGTGATGGGTGGCTCGTCCGACGGCATGTGCAAGCCGGGCGCCTTCCCGCGCAACAACAGGAAGATGTTCCTGGTCGACGAGTTTCACTTCCTCGTGCAGAACGCATTGAAGGGCGGCGAGCACCCGATGACGTGGCTGCAGAGCGCGCGCGACGAAGGGAAGGTGTCGGGCGTGAAGATCTACGGCAGCCGCGAGCTGCCGGCCGCCGTGCGCTTCGTCACGATCGCGAACTGGATGCGCGGTCGCCGGCGCAGCTTCGAGTTCGCGTGCGAGCACGTCGGCGCGCTCTACGGGAGCCCGGAGACGCTCGCCCGCCTCGACTTCGCGGTCTGCGTCGGCCCGCACCCGACGCAGGACACGCTCGACAAGGCCGACCAGTTCTGGACCGCCGACCGCACGCGCTCGCTGATCCTGCGCGCGTGGGCCCAGGAGGAAGGGCAGGTCGAGATCGACGACGAAGCGCAGCGGTTCGCACGCGCGCAGTGCGATGCCTGGAAGGACGACTACGACAGCGAAACGCTGCCGCTCTACACGCCGCAAGAGAAGGCGATCAGCCTCATGCGCATCGCGGTCGCCGTGGCGAACATCTGCTACAGCCACCCGCCGGGCAAGCAGCACAGCGTGCATGTGCGCAAGGTCCACGTCGAGTGGGCGGCGCAGTGGATGGTCCACCTGTGGAGCGAGTCGGGCTACGACCAGTACAGCCGCCGGCGCACGACGGCGCACGTCATCAGCGACCCGATCGCCGCCGAGGCCGCGATCCTGGTCGGCTCGTGCAGCGCGCAGGCCGACGTCGCCGAGGTCTTCCTGCAGTCGATCCTCGAGCCGTTCAGCATGTCCGACGTGCCGACAATGATCGGCTCGGATCAGCTGGGCGCTGCGAAGTGGGTCACCAGGCTGCTGCAGCACCGCATCATCGAGCGGCAGCGCGAAGGCATGACCGCCTACGGCGTGCGCTACATCGTGACGCGAGGCGGTGCGCTGATGATCGGCAACATGCTGGCGCTGGCGCGCGAGAAGCCAGAGGAGTGGAAGGCCCGCTACAACGCGCTGGTCATCTCGCCAGGCGGTGGCCTGCCACGCCATCTCGTTCCAATGACCGCAGCACGATGGGAGATCCTCGATGACGACCACCCTGACCGACAAGCGGTGTCGTAGCGCCTTCGGTCGCCTCAGCGACGAGATGTGCAAGACCTACGCGCGCGCGTTCCCACGGAAGGAAGCCCCGGATGCGTTCTGGTCGGAGCTGGCGGCCGTCGACGAAGCGGTCACGCGCAAGCTGGCGCAGCGGCCCATCACCGAGCTCGAGGTGCAGGCCGTCGTCGCCAACGCGATGACCAGGTTCCGCGAGCTCTGCAGCAAGCACCGGCGATGAGCAACCGACTCGAAACCCTGATGCGGAAGTGTGGCCGCATCCTCCAAGACCAGCAGATCGCGCGGCTCTTCAAGGTGCCGGAGGAGATGCAGCAGACGCCCTGCGACTTCTTCGGCTACACGCGCACCGGCCGCGCCATCCTGATCGAGTGCAAGATGGTGAAGCGAACGGCGCTACCGATCGGCGATTCACCAGGTCTGCAGCCGCACCAGTGGTGCGAGCTCGAAGACGCGCACCGTGCCGGCGCGCTGTCGCTGATCGCGTGGTCGCCGTCGCCGGAGGCCGTCGCCGTGTTCAGCTGGGCGCAGGCGGCGCAGTGGGCGGCCGGCCGCGCCTCGATCCCCTGGAAGGGGATCCCGACCGCCCTGCACCGCGATCTGACCGACATGGGGGCGGCCAGCCTTCTCAGCTGGTGGCTGCCGCCGATCAGCGCAGCGAAGTGATGGGGCGGCGTCGCACCGCCCCGGCTCCCACAGGTTAACTCGGCCCTCGGCACCCGGAGCTGGGGCCTTGGATATCACCCGCCGAGCTGGGGGCTGGATCGGCTACGTGGACGCCGCCAGCAGACGCCGCGGTGGGCAATCCAGCATAACTGCTGGGGTACCACCGGCCACGACCGCCTTATGCACGCACTCTATCGCAGCAGCAGCTCGGGCGGCAACCACCTAGCGTTGCCTTCGGCGTCCTGCACGATCTGCTCCCACACCGCCTTCGCCTTCGGGTGGTCCGGCTGGTGCTTCAACACGGTGGCGACGGCGAGCGGCATCCATTCGACGGCGAAGAAGCCGCTGCGCGTGCGCTGCGTGCCGTCGACGCTCTGGTGCTCGTACTCCACCCACCGGCCGCCTTCGAACGCCCAGCCGGCGTCGACGACCTTCAAGGCGGCGCGCAGCGCCATCTGCCGCCCCTCCGGGTGCCCGATCAGCTCGCTCGCCCAGTCGGCGCCGTAGGCGCCGAGCGCCTGCTGCCAGAGCTGCCACCAGCGGCCGGGGCCGAGCCGCGGATCGTTCTCGACCTCCACCCAGATGTCCTTGGCGGCCAGCTGGTTGATGAGCACCTGCTCGAGCCGGCGGCGCCAGTGGAGGCGAACCCTCTCCGCGAGCCGGCGGTCGCCCAGGGCCCGATCGAGCCCACGGACGAGGAAGCCCTCCCACCCGATCTCGCGGCTCGACCAGATCGCCGCCGCGGCCGTGCCGGGCGTGATGCCGGCCTGCAGCATGTAGTTTCGGGCGGCGTGCTCAAGCAGGCGCTGCGTCGCCGGCGAGCCGGTCGCCCTGGCGCCGGCGACCAAGCTGGCGACCGTCCAGTGCTGCGCGTCCGGCCCGTTCCACCCGGACGCCTCGGAAATCAGCAGCTCGCGCGGCTTGCCGAGCGTCTCGCTGCAGCTGCGGTGGGGCCTCGAGAAGTAGAAGCACAAGTGCGGGTGCAGGTCCGGGTCGACGATCGACCCCCACGTCTCGAGGTGGTGCGACGGGTGCTGCGCCGTCTTCAAGGCGACCAAGTAGCGCAGGAGCGCCGCCGGCGCACCGTCGGGCAGGTTCAGCTCCCTGGCGGCGAAACCCTGGTCCTCCTGGCCGCCAGTCTGTGCCGTGTTCGCCGCCGGGCCCAGCGACGGCGCTTCCCACGAGTGCAGCTGCCGCATCGCCGCCGGCAGGTTCGTGGCGACGAACGAGCGCACGTTGTAGCTGGCCGGGAAGACCACCCGCTCGTTCAAGCCGCAGCCGACGACGCCGAGCTCGGCCGCAGCGCCGATCGAGGCCCAGTCCGAGGCGCCCTGCAGGTGGCGCGTCCAGATCAGGACGAACGGCACCGCGCGGCACTGACCGTCGCCGAACGACGTGCCTGGCGCCACCAGCGGCTTGCCGAAGCCGGCACCGGGCATCACCACCCACGCATCGCCGAAGCGCAGCAGGAAGTCGCCGGCCGTGTCGGTCATGTCCGGCACGTTGGCGTAGCTGGCGGTCACGATCGCTTCGCCGGACGCCCACGCCTGCCCCGGCCACCAGCGCAGGTAGAGGTCGACGTCGAAGAGTCGCGGCGACCGGCCGCGCAGGCGCACGCGGTAGGCAGCAGCGTCCTCGCGCAGCTCCGTGATCGTGAGGCGGGTGTTGCCGACCTCGACGACGCCGCCGAAGTAGCCGATGGGGTCGGCCGGCAGCGGCGGCCGGGCCCACGTCGCCGGCGTCGGCGCCGACAGGTCGATCGTGCGGCGCTCGCCGGCCTGCAGGCTGACCTGCAAGTCGATCGTCCAGACGTCGCCGATGTTGTCGCCGACGACGAACAGCACGCCGCCGGCGTAGCCGGTGGTGCGGCTCGGAAGCTGGTCGACCGTCGCGCGCAGCCAGCCGGTGTAGGGCACCGACGACAGGTTCTCGACGCGGACGGTCTGAGCGGGGAGTGCTGCCAGGAACAGCAGCAACGACAGGATGGCTCTCAGCATCAGTTCTTCGTGACGTACACGGCCACAAGAGCCGTGAGCACGAAGAAGCATGCCGTTGCCAAGCAACCGAACAAGAAACCGCGGAAGAACCTCGTGCCATCGAGGTGCAGGTCTTCGTCTTCACGCTCCACGACGGTTTTCCATCTCACGGCGCAGCTCCTTGATCTCGTCCCGCAGGTCTTCGACGACCTTGGTGTTCGATGCGACGGTGGTGCTGAACGTGCTGAGGATCGCAAACAGCTGCGGCGCTCCGGTCTGCGTCACCCACCAGATCAGGTAGGAGAGCAAGCCAAGGGCGGCCGACTGCACGACCAGCTGAACGAATGGCTCCATCAGCCGATGAGCGCCTTCGTCAGCACGGCCGACAGGGAGGCAGCGATTCGCTCGGTGATGACGGCGCCGGCCTGCCGCCGCGCGACTTCGCCCAGGTTCGACGCCTGCGCGCGCAGGTGGAACTGCTCCTTCTCGACGTCCTCGCCGGCGAGCGCGCGCGCCGAGAGCTCGGTGCCGCGGACCGTGATCCTGGTGATCAGCTCGATCGACTTCGGGTCCGTGATGCCCGTGCGCTTCACGATCTCGTCGACGGTGCCCTTGACGTCGATCATCGCGCCACCGTCCCCGCGAACGCGCGCATGCGCCACGTCTCGACCGTGTCACGGCGGCTGATCTTCTGCGCCTCCGTCAGAGCCGGGTCGCGCTCGACGTACTGCAGGTACTCTGGCGCGACGGCGCTGTAGGTGTCCTGTTCGGCTTGGGAGGGACCGGCGCAGCTGCAGAGCAGGAGCGCCACGAGGATCAGCGTCTTCATCTCGACCTCTCAACCAGGGGGCGCGCCAGCTCGTATGCCCGGCGCTCGGCGTCAGCGGCGCTGATCTTTCCAGCTTGGCGATCCTTCCGCAAGGCGCTGATCCGCTCCTTCACCGCCTCGACGCGCGACCGCAGGCCGCGCTCCTGGCCGGTCAGGCTGTCGCTGCGCTGCTCGAGGTCCAACGACAGCCGGTAGAGCTGGTCGACGAAGGCACTGTTGCCGTGCGGCGTCTGCGAGAAGAACCTGTCCCACGGCATCGGGGAGCCGAGCGGGTGCTTCTTCAAGCCCGTCATCTCGTCGACGAACCGCATCGCCCGCGTCGTGGCGCCGGCGGTGTAGCCGCCGAGCATGTGCTCCACCTCGATCGGCGTCAGCCACCCTCCGATCGCCTTGCTGAGAATGCGCGCCGAGGCCGTCGTGTAGGTGGTCATCTGCTCGTCGCGCGGCATCGACCTGGCGATCCACTCCGGCGTCAGCGGCCGGCCGCGGAAGAAGTCGTAGTTGGCCTGCGACTCCAAAAGCGGTCGGATAACCGCAGGGAGGAAAGCCCCGACGCCCTCCATGTAGCTCATGCCGACGACCTTGGCGATCTCCTTCATCTGCACCGGGTTCGCCTTCGGCAGCTGCTCGTCGAGCAGGCGCTCCGGCAGCGTGCCGAAGATCGCGCCGGCTTCAAAGGGCTTGGGGATCGAAACGATCTCGTCGCCCATCTTCACGTTCCAGTAGTTGATGCGGCGCCACTCCGGCAGATCCTGATACCAGTCCTCGTCCTTGTTCATCAGCCAGAGCATCACGGTCGGCATCGTGATCGAGGCGAGGCCGTTCAGCAGCGTCGCACGCTGTACGCGCGCCTTCGCTTCGTCGCCCTTCACGTCGCCGCCCCACAGCAGCTGGCCGAAGAACTTGCGCTTGCCGACGAGCCCCGCGTTGAAGTAGGGGATCATCTGGTTCAGCACGCGCGACACGATGCCGGCGCGCGCGAAGTTCATCAGTTCCTTGCCGGCTTCGAGCGCCTCAAGCCGCGCCTGGATCTCCGGCTTCCCCGCGCTGCGCGCCGCTTGGTAGGCGTCCTTGAACGCCGCCATGCGCAGGTAGTTCTCCGGGTGCGAGAAGAACTCCTGGATGCGCCCGGTCAGCTCGAGGAACTTCGTGCGGAAGCCGCTGGTCTGGCCGGCGACCTCGCGCCGCACCCCTTCGTTGAAGAAGCTCGACGTCTTCACGCCGAGCTCTTCGTAGAGCTGCCGCATCTCGCCGCCCTTGTGGTACTCGATGGCACCGCGGATCACGTCGACGAAGCCGCCGAACGGCCTGAACTTGCCTTCGCGGTCGAAGAGCGGCTTCGACAGCGCGTCGCGGATCAGGTTCGCGGCAACGAAGCCAGGCGACGTGCCGGTGGCGAAGAAGCGCACCATGTCACGCGGCGCCTGCACGATCGACATGATCGGCTGTGCCCACTCCGGCAGCTGCGGCATCTTGTCGATACCCATGAGCGACTCGTAGACCTTCGGGTCGACCTCAAGCCACTGCAGCTTGTTGTTCTGGTCCTCGAGGGTCTTCCGGTGCGCGCCTTGCTTCACCAGCGCGTCGACCTCGGCGGCGGTCAGCCGCGGCGTGAAGGCGATGACGCTGCGCTCGCCGGTCGGCGCCGTCTTCTGCGTGAACAGCGTGACGATGTCGAGGCCGGCCTGCTTGTCGAGCGCGCGCATCACGTCGAAGAAGTCGAGCCCGGTCGCCTGCTTGGCGATGTCGCGCAGCATCTCCGGCGTCGCCTTCTCGAGCGCGTCGATCACCTGCCGAGCCGGGTGGTTCTGCGGCACCTTGGAGCGCGGGATGACCGTGGCGAGGCCGCCCGCCTCCTGGCCGAAGGCCATCTTGTAGAGCGCGCTCATCACCTGCGTCTGATGCGCTTTCGCGATCATCGTCTGCGCCACCTCCTGCAGTGCCACAAGCGGGTCGCGGATCTCGAGCGTGCTGCCCTTGATCGACGTAATGCCACTGCCTCGCTCGGCGACGCCGCGGCCTTGGCCGTGCTGCTGCGGCCCGTCGACGGCGCGGAAGAACGGGATGTAGAGGCTGTAGGTGTTCTTGAGGTTCTGCGCCGTCTTGGCGTCGATCGCGCCTGCACCTTCGACGATGTCGACGAGAGCGTCGGTCCAACGCTTCAAGCCGGCCGCGGCCTCGGTGACGCGCGGGTCGCGCTCGGCGACGCGCTTCATCGTCTCCGCGTAGTCTCGCTCCGGCAGCTGGATCTTCTTTCCCTGCTTGGAGAGCTCGAGGTTGCGCACGCTGACCAGGTACTTCACGAGGTCTTTGGACTTTCCACGGAACGGCTCGAGCACCTCGCGCAGTCCGGGGACGTGGCCGGAAGGCGTGCGGATGCCCTGCATGATGTAGTGCTCGGCCTGCTTGCCGGCGGTCATGCGCAGCGTGTCGAACAGGCGCGCCGGGTCGTCGGTGATCTGCACGTCCTCCGGCTTCCTGCCGGCCGCCTCAAGGTAGCGATCCTGCGCGCGCTTCATGTCGACCATGTCGTCGAAGAACGACTTGGTCACGACGTCGGAGATGCGCTGCACGAGCGGAGGCTTCTGAGCCTTCTCGCTCGGCGTTTCCGGGTCAGTATCGAGAACAGTGCTCCTTTCTACGCGCGCCTCGCTGCCCTGCGCGTTGTAGTCGTAGAGCATCTTCTGGATGCGCTGGTACTGCGGTCGCAGCGCAGCCTGCTCCGGTGCCGCGAGCCACGCGCGCATCCACTTCGATGCGTTCGGCGTGCGAATGTCGAGCTCGGGGTCGCCGAGCAGGTTGCGCGCGTGCCACTCGGCCCAGGCTTCTGCCCACTGCGTGGTCTTCGGCAGCCTGTCGAAGCCGGGGTAGCCCTCGGCCATCATCGGGATCTCGGCCACGACCTCCTTCGGCAGCGACGCCAGCTGCGCCTTCTCGGCCTTGATGAGATCCATGCCGCCGCGGTCGGCGATCGAGTGCCGCTGCATGGCGTGCGACCACTCGTGCGCCGCCACGGCGAGGTCGCGCGCGTCCTTGTTGCGCACGACGTTCTCGAAGAGCCGGAACACGCCGAGCGCCTTGCGCGCGTCGAGGTGGCCAGATCGCATCGCCGGCCGCACCGGGTCACCGGGAGTGCCGAAGACGCGCTTCGAGGTGAACGGGATGCGGAAGCCCGGCGAGCCAGGTCGCCCCTGCATCTCGAGGATGATGTCGCTCGCGCGAGTGGCCTCACCATCCGTCGGCTCCACCTGCCGCGTCGGCGGGAACTGCAAGCTGCGGCCACCGCCGCGCTCGCCGCCCTTGCCGGCTTCGTACTCGGTGGCGACTGGCTCTACCGCTTCGACCGCGCGCTCGCTGGCGACGGGGCCTTCGGAGGGTTGGGCCCTTTCGGTGGCGACTTCGGTTTCGGGGGAGTAGGGCTTGCCGGCGTCTTTGGCTGCATCTGCGATCAGCTCCTGCAGGGGCATGCCGACCTTCTTCGCCATCGCGGCGAGGCCGTCGTAGTCCTCCTGCGGCATCCAGTCTGGTTTCGCGACGGTCGGCTCGCCGGCGGCTGTTGCCGCCGCGCTCTTCGGCTTCCCCTGCACGCGCTCGGTCAGCGCACGCGCTTCGGCCACCGCCGCTTCTTCTCGGGCTGACGGGCTTTCCGGGTAGTTGCCACCCTTCTCGGCCATGCGCCGCCTAGTCTCAGCGCGCACGTCGGTAGCCGTCATCTTGCCGGGATGCATCGAGGTGCCGACCTCGCCAGCCTCGAGCATCTCGTAGCGCGTCGCCAGCTCCTGCTCGGTCGCCTTGCGCTGGTTCTCGGTGAACTGCGTGACCGAGCTCTGCATGCGCTTCCAGTTGCGCATGTTGTTCATGTCGGTCAGCACGTCGAACCGCGCGCGCTGCTCCTTCGTCCAGCGGCCCTGCGTGCGCACCGCCTCGCGCAGCTGCCGCATCTCGGCCTTGACCGACTCGTTCCACTCGGCGTCGGTCATCCCCGACGACGCCTTCTCGATCTCGGCGCGCGCTTGGTCGACGACCTCCTTCGCCGGCCCGCGGTCGGTCTTGTACTCCCGCTGGTCGATCTCGCTGGTCAGCCTCTTCGACAGCTCGGTGCCGCGCTCGCGCTCGGCCGGGTCGGCGGAACGCGCCGCCTTCTGCGCCTGGCCAAGCTGCTCGAGGTCGATCTCGTCGCTAGGCGCCTTCGCCAGCTCCTCCGGCGTCGCCTTGCCGTCGGCCACCTTCTCGGCGAACTTCGCGCGCTCCTGGCCGCGCTGCACCTGCTCGGTGACGGCGTCGTAGCCAGCGGCGCCAGGGGTCGCGCGGCGGCCACGCATCGCCATCGACAGCATCATCATGCCAGCCGCGTTCTTCGTGTAGGTCTGCCACGTCTCCTCGTTCGGGTTCTTGATGAAGCCCCACGCCGACGGCAACAGGTCGGGAGCGAGGTGCTCGAGCGCGCCGAAGCCGACGCCTTCCATCGCGGCGCCGACCGTCTTCGCCACCCCTTCCGGCATGTTGGCGCGGTGGTGCGCCAGCCACTCCGTGCGGCGCCCCATGGCACCGATCGCCGTCAGCACCGGCGCCATCATCATCCCGTGCGCGAAAGCGTTGCGGTAGCCGTCGAGGCGGCCGTAGGCGGCTGCCTCGTAGGCGCCGTTGCCCACCGCCGCGCCGACGCCGCGACCCATGAGCTGGATGATCTTCAACGCGCGCTCGGACTGCCCGAGCCCGCCGGCGAGGCGCAGTCCTCCGAGGGACGCAAGGCCCTTGGAGGTGAGGGCCCCGAACATGGTCGCGCCGCCCCGCATCGCTGCGCCAGCAGGCACACCCATGCCGAGGCCGACACCGGCGATGCGCGCCGCGGAGTTGACGACGTGCTCGAAGCCGTTGCGGCTGGCGATCTCGAGCTCGCGCGTGCGCCCCATCTCCGCGACCGCGCGCTCGACGTTGCGACCCGTCGCCGAAGCCCACACCATCGTCATGCCGTCGACCAGCGACGGCACCTTGGCGCCGTTGTCGTAGAGCTTGCCGTCGGGCCCCTCGATGTAGTTGGTCGGCACCAGCGAGCCGATGTCCGGGCCGCCTAGCGCCTGCACCGCCTGGCGCCCCATGTCCCACCCGCCGACCAGCAGATCGGCCACCGCGCCAGTGGCACCCTCCGCGAGCTCCACGACCGGCTGCGTCACGGCGCCGACGACGCCGGTTTCCAGCTTCTGCTCGCCGCTGGCGAGGTAGCCCACGCCGCCGCCGCCGGCCTCGCGGTTCAGCCAGTCGGCGATCTTCTTCGTGCGCGGGTCGGTCCAGAACGACGTGCGCGGATCGACCGCCTTCATCTGCTGGTCGAGCTTCACCGCCATCTGGCGGATGTTCGCGACCTCGGTGGGATCGACCTGGACGGGCTTGAGCTGCTCCATCTGCAGCATCGCCTCCTCCTGGTTGCGCGGTTTCTTGATGAGCGTCGACTCGTTCTGCGCCTTGTAGCGATCGAAGACGCCGCGCATGAACTGGTTGACCTCGTTCCACCCGCTCTGCGGGTTCAGGAACACGGCCTCGTTCATCTGGCGATTCCGCTGCGCTTCGAACATGAAGCGCCGCTCGTTCTCGAGCTGCCACGGGATCGGGCCGCCGATGCGCGGCGTCGTCGTCAGCGGGTCGAGGCCGCGAGCGACGACGTCGAGCGTGCCGTGCGCCGCCTGCCGCCGCGCGACCTGCATGTCGACGTCGCCGTCGTCGCCGGCCGCCGGGGCGCCGCCGGCGATAGTGGGCTTGGGGGCAGAAGACGAAGAAGCCCCGCTCATCCGGTCCACACCGGGAGCGAGGCGCGTGGGCATGTCCGTCATGGTGCTCCTCTACTTCGGACCGGGGCGGAAGCTCGGGTTGCGCTCCCGCGCGCCTTCGTCCCTGTTCTCGTCGGGGAAGCCGATCGGCGGCGGAGGGTTGCCAGCGCGGCGCGCAGCGCCCGCCTGGCGGCCCTGCTCGATGCGGCTGGCGGCGTCCGGCGTGTGCTGCAGCTGCGGTGCCTGCTGACCCTGCTGCATCTGCTGAGGACGCTGCATCCCCTGACCGCCGGCGGAAGGCGGCATGCCTCCCGTCGGGTCGCCGCCGGGCGCCATCCCCATGCCCATGTAGACCGCCATCGCGGCCTGCTGGTTCAGGAAGGCCATCTTGTCTTCGATCGAGTTGATGCCGGCGAAGCGGCTGAACTCCGGGCCCATGGCCTTCGCCATGAGGTTCATCTGCTGCACCTGCTCGGTGAACTGGCGCATCATCGGCGCCGTCCAGTCGACCTTGAGGTTGCCCGTGTCGCCGGTGCGCGCGATGTACTTCACGGCCTCGCGGCTGATCTGCGCGCGCGCGAACTGCTGAACGCGCGGCGTGAACTTGCGCGCCTGCAGGTCGGCCATCAGCGTCGGGTCGGCGTCGGGCCCGCCGGCGGCGGCGGCCTCGAGGTCCGTCCAGTCGCTGTCCTTCACGGCGCCCTCGCCCATCTCGGCGTTCAGCAGACGGTCGAACGACTCGACCGACTGGTTGACCGGCTGGGCCAGCGTCTTCGACAGCTTGGCGGCCGTCTCGCGCTCGCCCTTCAACGCAGCGCGCTGCACCTGCAGGCCGATCTGGTCGGCGTAGGACTCGGCCTTGATGCGGTCGGTGTCGGCCTCGAAGTTCTTGCGCTGCGCGTCCTGCTTGCGCTCGTCGGTTGGCACCCACTTGCCGCCAGCGTCCTCGAGCGGCTTGGCCCCCTGCTGCTGCAGGCGCTGCTGCGACTCGGGGTCCAGCGCACCCACGCCGCCCTGCTGCGCGCCGCGCTCCATCTCCTCCTGCAGCCGTGCCGCGCGGTCGCCACCCTTCCGTTGGAAGCCGCTCTTCGCCGCGTCGAGGTCAGTCTCGTCCTCGCGCTGCTGCATCTGCCGGTTGAACTGGCCCTGCTGCTGCTGCCGGTCCTGGTGCTGCCCCATCAGGCCGCCGACGTCGGCCGCCATCCGGTTCGTCTGCTGCACCCCGAACTGCTGCTGCTGGTTCAGGCCAGCGCGCGCGTTGTCGACCGACTGCTGACCCTGCGCAGACGCGCGGACCATCTCGTCGGACTTGCCCTGGTTCAGCGTCGTCTTGCTGGTGCGTGCCATCAGAAGTACCCCGTGGAGCCGGCCGAGCCGCCGATCTGCGTCGCGCCGTAGCCGATGAGCGCGGCGTTGCCGGTCGCCAGACCGACGATGGTGGTGCCAATGCCCGTCCAGAACTGGCCTTGCGCCTGCTTCTTCGCGAGCCGTTCCTGGCGAGCCTGCAGCTGCATCGCGATCTCCTGCTGCTCCTTCTGGATGTAGAAGCTGTAGTCGGCAGCCTCGTACTCCTGGTTCGCGTAGAGGTCCGCGATCCCCTCGTAGTAGCCGGACATCATCGACGCCAGCGAGCCGCGGCCGCGACTCTGCACCTGCGACATGCCCGCCTGCATCGAGGCAATGCCCTTCTGCTGCTGCTGCTCGTTCTTCCGCTGCGTCAGCGCCTGCGAGATGTAGTTCATCTGCGCGGCGGCTTCGCCCAGCGTCGTCCGGCCGCCCGAGGCGTCGGCGATCTGCTGCGGCGTGTACATGAAGTTGCCGCTCTCGTCGACGAGCCGCCCCTGTCCGATGGGCAGGCCGTATCGCTGCGCGAGCTGCCGCGCCATCGCGTCGAGCGACGTGGAGCCAGCACCGGCACCCGAGATGTCGCTCGGCGTCTGCTGCTCCAGCATCGAGGCGCCGCTGCGCTGCGCCGTCTGAAACTGCTGGTTCCTGACGTTGTAGCCGATGTCGCCGGGCTTGCCTCCGCGCATGCCAGAACTGGCGTTCTGGACGTTGTTGTAGAGGTTGTTCAGCGACGACATCTGCTGCTGCAGACCCGTCGGAGGAAGGCCCTGCGTCGGCTGCTGTACCGGCGCCGGCTGCTGTGGTGGAGGGATCGAGCTCATTCGAGTGCTGTGACGCGCGCCTCGAGCGCGGTGATGCGGGACTGTAGCTCCTGCAGGTCCGCGCACACAGCCTCACGCAGACGGCTGAGGTAGTCCTCGAGGAACTGCTCGTTGATCTGGTTCGCGGACGCGCCCTGCTCGCCGATCGGCTGCGGCGTGGCTTGGTAGCGGAACGGCTCGAGGTCGCAGGTTCTCACCTACCCATTCTTCACGATCTGCAGCAGCTGCCGCAATAGCTGCAGCCTCCTCGCCTCGGTTGTTCTCGGGTCGCGGATCTCCGCTAGGCCGGAGATCAGCGCCGGATCGGTCAACGGCGGCGGAGTCGAAGACCGCAGGAACTGCTCCGCGAGCGCGCGCACGTCCGGCGGCAGCTGCCACTTGAGCCAGTCCCACAGCACCGAAGCCTGGATCTGTCGTGAGACCATCAGAGGATCTCCCACTCGAGCGTGAGGCGGATGATGACCGTGTTCTTCTCGGGACCGTCGGCTTGGACGTGGTAGGTGTCGCCGGCTTGGAAGAGAGCTTCGACGCTCGGCGACCCTGCGCTCTTCGTGAACACGCTGGTCAGCGTGAAGCTGAACGTGGCGACGTCGACGCCACCCTCGTTCTGCCGCACGCGCAGCGTCCAGTTGCCGGGGACGGTGTCGACGAAGCACAGCGCGTGCGTCGCGCATCCGACCAGGCGAGCCGCCTTCGGGAAGCAGACGTTCGCCGACGCGGCGCCGACGACGAAGTTGTCGGTCTGGAAGCCGACCGAGGTGGCAGTCGCGTTGCTGTCGAACACGAAGTAGAGGTGGTGGACATACCTCGTGTCGCTGCGCTCGATGCGGCCCAGTTCACTCACGACAGGCGCTCCACTCGGCCGGTGACGTTGATGACGTTCGCCGTGCTGGCGTAGGCGCGGACGGTGTCGGTCGCAGCGCCACCGATGACCGACCCGTCGACGGCGCGGACGGTGGCGTTCGCCGGCACGGTCACGTCGATCTCGTTGCCGACGCCGGTGGTGCCGAACTCGATCGTCACGACGACGGCACTGCTGCTCGTGTTCGTGATGTCGAGGTAGAGCTTGTCGATCTGGCCTGCCGTCGTCGTTGCCGTGTGCAGCGTGACCGCTGTGCCGCTGGTCGTGCCGGTGAGCTGGATGGGGCGGCCACGAGTGCTGCCCGACAGTGCGATCGTGGTCATGCCTGCGAGCCTGGTCCAGAGAGCGCCGACGGAGTCGACCGAGAACGTGGCGTAGTCGCCGTTGGCGGTCGTGCTGCTGATGAGCGTGTCGCGCCGGACCGCCAGCACCTGCACGCCGGTGTCGCCGTTGGCGTGGACAGCGTCCTCGGCCTTGCCCAAGTTCGTGGCGCCGGTGCCAGGGATGATCGACGTGACCGCCACCGATCCGGTGCCGACGTTGACGTGCAAGCGTCCGCTGCCGTCGACGATGAACGGGATGTAGTCGTTGTTCGCCGCAAGCGCAGTTGCCGTGTCCTGGCGCACCGCCAGCGCGAAGACACCGGTGTCACCGGTGGTGTGCGGCGCATCCTCAGCCTTGCCCAAGTTCGTGGCGCCGGTGCCGGGGATGACGGCGTTCACCCGATCGACGTTGTCGACGGTCGAGACGTTGTCGATGACCTGACCGTCCCACGTCACCCACAGCCGTCCGGCGGCGTTGACGATGAGCGGCGCGTAGTCGCCGTCGTTCGTCATCACGAGAGCGCCTGCATCGTCTCGAATCGCGAGCGCCGCGACACCAACGTCGCCGGCCGGTGTCGATGCTTGGTCGATCGCCTTGCCCAAGTTTGCCGCAGCGGTGCCTGGCGTCAGCGAAAGCGTGCTGAGGATGATGACGCTGCTGCCGGTGACGTCGACGATGTTCTGCACGTTGACGTCGACCGGCTGACCGATCGTCACCGTGCCGCCGATGCTGACCGTTCCGCTGACCGGAACGGTGGTCGTCACCGGGTTCCCGCCGACGCTGGCGATGTTCACGTCGCCGCCACCGCCGCCACCGCCGTCCGTGCTGACCAGGAGGCGGCCGTTGACGACGCGCGCGCTGCGGGAGTCACCGGGACGATCGGTGACCCAGACTTGCCCGCCGCCAGCCACTACTTGCTTCCTCGCGGCTCTTCGCAGAGGACGTGGTTGATGACGCGGATCGGCTCTTCGGGAGCGAGGTTGCGCATGCGCACGGCCATGTGGTTGTGAATCTGGCGGCCGACCGGCTTGATCTGTCGGCCCTTGGAGTAGTCCATGCGGAAAACGCGGCCCTCGCCCGTCTCGCCGGTGACCGGGTCGACGACCGTATCCGCCTCCGGGTCGACCATCGAGAAGTCAGGCAGCAGATCGACGCGCAACTGCGACGCGAACGACTCCACTTCGTGGACGACGATCTGCCGCCACGACCGCTTCTGCGTGTCGTCGATGCCGTAGTTCTGCGGCTTGAAGATCGCGTCCATGCCGATCGCGCCGAGCATGAACTCCCATTCGAACTGGCCGGTGGAGTCGAAGGGCGTGTCGGGGCCCCACTCGGGCGTGACGTAGAGCCTGGTCGTCGTCGCCGCGTAGACCGTGCGCGCCGTCCAGGGATCGTCGTAGGCGGCGTCCTTGCGCCGCGTCAGCACCACAGCGCCAGCGAGGCCCATGTTGGTGTTGTCGAACGATGGCGACAGGCCGGCGATGCCCGACAAGCCGGCGATCTCGGGCACGCCACCCTCGATGAACGAGGCCGTGTCGCAGTCGAGGTAGCTGGCGCCGGTGAGCTCCTCGATGCCAGCGCCGGTGACGTCGCCGCGCACCGTGCCCGTCGCGTTGGGCACCCCGACTCCGTCGGTGTCGCCGACGTCGTAGATCCAGACGAAGCCGTTGGCATCGCCGATGTAGACGCGCTCGTTGCCTTGCGCGTCCTTGGCGACCACCATCGACAGGAACTCCTGGTAGAAGCGCAGAAGCGTGATGTTCCTGAGCTTCGTGTCCCACACGAGCATCAGGTTGCACCCGCGCGTCGTCTGCACCGTAGGCAGCAGAAGCAGGTACTGCTCGCGCTTCGGGTAGAAGACGCCGACCGCCTCGATGACGCGGCCGTTGCGGTCACGGCGAACGTAGTCGGGGTCGTCGGGGTCGACGAAGAGCCGGTTCATCATCACCGACTCAGGGACGTGTTGAACGCTGCGGCCATCGAAGATGGCGAGGCCACGCTCGGCCAGCCACACCGTGCCGCTCTCCACCTGCGCGAACGTGCGCGGCCCGATGCAGCCGATGTCGCTGCTGATGCGCGACGGCACGTAGACCTCGATGCCTGGGTTCTCGCGGAAGGTGAGCACATAGCTCTTCTTCCTCTTGCAGATCACCAGCCGGTCGTAGTTCGACGCCGCGCCCATCAGGCGGTCGCCGTCGCCAGGCTCGATGTCGAGGAAGTTCGCCGCCGGCCAGTACTCCGGCTCGAGCGGCTCGGAGAAGTAGAGGCGGTTCGGACGGCCGGTCAGGACGTAGGTGAGGCCCGTGTCGGTCGTGCCGTCGTAGGGCGCCGTCAGCTGCAGGCGCGAGATCGCCGGCGACGTGCCAGCGTCCGGCGGCAGAACGCGCAGGATCTCGTAGATGCGGCAGTCGGCGCCGACGCGGATGAACTTTCCCTCGAGGCAGCGGTCCCACACGACGTCGCCGTCGCCGTAGACGATGTCCTCGCCGTTGACGACGCTGACCGTGCCGGCCGGAGCGAGGTTCGGGATGTCGCCCATCCCGAAGAGACGGTTGCGGAAGTCGACGACGATCGGGACGCACGGCATCGGCGCGTTCAGGATCGACAGCGGCTGCGTCGTGAAGTCGAGCGCGTCGTCGCTGACCATGTCGACGAAGCTGCTCGTGTCGTCGGGGTTGAAGCAGCCGACCTTCGCCATGATCGGGAAGTCGCCACCCTCGACTGTGCGGTAGACGCAGATCTCGCAGATCTGCGCGTCAGCGGGGATGCGCACGCCGGCAAACGAGAGCGTCACCATCGCGGCCGGCGACCGGCCAGTAGTGTCCACATCGATGTCCTCGGGGTTTGGATCGCTCTCCTTCCCCGTGCAGCAGTTGCGGAACGTGTAGCGGTAGCGGTAGAGGCCGAGCCCAAGGCCGCCGGAGGGAGAGGCGGCCATGTCCGCGGTGACGGTGCTGACCACTTCGCCGGCGAACGGGGTCGGGATGCCGCAGTCTTCGATCTCTGCCGTCGTGCCCGCGGCGCTCGGGTTGAACTTCTTCGGGATCGACGCGCCGTTGGTGATGACGAGCACGCCAGGCTCGCCAAGACCGGCCGACGTCGACGCGCACCCTTCGGGATTGAAGGCCCCGACGTCGAAGACCGGGCCGTTCGGCGCGACCTCCTCGTTCGGGACGTTGATGACGTAGGCGAGCGAAGCGACGCCAGGGTAGTCGAAGGTGGCTGCACCTCCGGTGGTCCACAGCGTGCCGCCGTATCGCGTGGTCAGCTTGCGCTGGCCGGCGACGTTCAACGGGTTGTTGCTCGCGATGTCCGAGTTGATGAGCTTGAAGCCGGTGGTGGCGTTCGGCGTCGAACTCAGCTCAGGGTCGACGAGCACGTTGAACAAGCTCGTCGAGACGTCGTCCTCGAGGCGAGCGTTGGCCGAGATGATCTGCTCGCTCTGGTTGCTCGCGCTGAGGTGCAGCAGGCCGATCTGCACGTACTGCTCGAGGAACCGCTCGGTCTCGAAGTCTTCGAACCACAGCGGGTCGAAGAGACCGCTCGCCGTGTCGAATCGAGGCGTCGTGGTCGGCGCTCCACCGGGGATGATGCTCGGCGTCGACGCCAACATGCCCGTCGGGAAGAACGCGGTCATCACGTTGAAGTCGGTCAACGTGATCTCGTAGCAGCCGTACGGCCATCCGCGCGTGCCGGCGTCGGCTCGAGTCCTCGGCGAGATGATGTCGCCGTCGGTGAGCAGCGACATGAACTCCCGCGTGCGCGCGATGTAGCGGTTCGTCAGGCCCGTCGTCGCGGTGAAGGTGTCCTCGAAGAGCTGCGTTGTCGTGTTGCTCTGGTTCGCGATCCTGTTCAGCTGGACCAGGAAGGTGCCGCTGTTCGTTCCAGCAGTGGGGAACTGCCGGAAGATCATGCGCATCTCCATGGTCCCCGACCATTCGGAGGCGTTGTAGAAGAATGGGCATGCCCGGCTGCCGTAGCTGGAGCTAATCGACACTGCCGTCATCGACGGAGCCGCCGTGCATGGCAGGTAGATGCGCGTCCTGTTCGTGGCGCTCGGCGCCTGCACGACGGCGAAGCCGCACGCGACGATCTGCGGCGCTCGGTCAGCGGTCGTGCCGCTCGTCGTCCACGGCGTTCCGTCGTTGCGCTGGATGCCAAGCGCGTAGGCGATGTGGCGGTCGTTGTTGTTCAGCGCCGCGATCGAGTCCCAATCGGAGAAGAACGCGGCGTCAGCGGCTTCGAAGCGATCGAACTCCTGGTAGACGACCTGCGATCCTTGGCTCGTCGCCGAGTTGAAGCGGACCGTGTCGATCTCGTTCTGGTTCTCGGGATTGGCGTCGTAGAGCGCAGCCTCTGCCGTTGGAGCGATCACCGTCCAGAGGCTGCCAGCGCCCTGCGGCGACGTGCGCGAGATCGTGTTGGTGCCGACGATCGCCGAAGTCGCCGACCTGGTCGTGGCACTGGTCGAGCTGGGCGCCACACGAAGGCGCACGCGACGCGACGCCGCGGTGCCGGTGTAGCCGTGGCGGAAGACCGCCCAGAAGACCACCTTGCGAACCTCGCTGTAGCAGCTGGGCGCGATGTAAAGGCGGCTGTTCTCGTTCAAGTCGACAGCGATGCTGCCGGCGGCGCCGGCGATGACCGACTGGTTGTTGGCGCCGAACGCCGTGTTGGACACGTCGTACGGCGTCGACGAGTGCATGAACGCGGACGCGAACCTGCGTGCCATCAGATCGACCCTCCGATCACGGTCCCGATCTGCACCTGCGACTCGTCGGCTCGGGAGATGCCGATGGCGCTGTTCTGGCCGAGCGATGCATCCTGCAGCTCGGTGATCGTGCCGCTGATCGAAGCCTGCGAGCCCCCGGAGGGGATGGCCCTGGCGGTGGCGGTACGGGTCTCGGCGTTGTAGGAGAGCCGCAGGAACCCGTTGGCGAGAGCCGCGCCGCTCAGGTCGGCCGAGGCCAACGTCGTGCGCGAGACGCCGACCAGCTCGAGCGTCATGCGGTAGGTGGTGCCGCTGAGGAACACGTTGGCCTGCAGCCAGCTCGAGCCGCGCTTGATCGCCACCGACGTCACCTGCAGGGCCCCGCCAACGACGAACAGGTACTCGATCTCGACCTGGTAGCTGGTGAGTACCGACGGCTTGAACCACTGCATCAGCCGAGTCGACTCGACGTACTCGAGCGAGGACACGATCGACAGCAGGTTCAGCTGCAGGTCGCCGAGGAAGCTCTCGTAGTCCGTCGTCGGCGACCAGCGCGTCGTGTCGAGCGTCTCGAAGTCGTCGTTCGGCAGCGAGTCGCTGCCGAGGTAGCTCGGGATGTCGAACGGCGTGCGCGGCTTGATCCCCTCGTTGTCGGCGACGACGACGTACTCGATGCCGAACTCGTCCGTGTAGCGGAACAGGCCGCAGACGACGGTGCCAAACCGCTCGTCGAGACCGCGCACGAAGCCCTTCCGCTTCTCGAGGATGTCGGCCTCGTTGATGATGACGCCGAAGCTACCTTCCTCGAGCTGCCCCTGGCCTGGGTCCAGCTTGCCGCCTCGGGTGTTGAGGCCCGGCCATGGCTGGCCTTGCGGCCGCAACGGGAACTCTGCCCAGCGCGTCACAGGTAGAGCAGCGATCCAAGCGACGCTGCGCGCGTGAGGGGAACCTGCTGGTAGTCCTTCCAGACGTCAGCTGCACTGCGCATGAGCTGCCTGTTGGTGAGGTTGCGGTTGTTCTTCCGGCGAAGCTCGCGCATCTTGATGCCGGCCATCTGCGCCATGCGCTGGCTGTTGGAGTCGTCGGTGTCGAGCGTCAGCGCGAGCGCCGCCGCGGTGTAGACCAGGACGTCGGCGTCCTCCTGCGGCACGAACGGCAGCTGGTTGTCCGGCTCCGTCGGGAAGAGCTGGCGAGCGTAGTACTCGATCACCAAGTAGGGGTCTTCCGTGTTGACCGTCTGCATCGCGACGAGCAGTGGCACCGGGAAGAACCGCAGGCGCATCCGGTTGTTCGGGCCGGGCCCGCGGCGGATGAACATGTACGGCTGGCCGCCGCTCTGCGTCGCACCCTGCGTGCGGTTGAAGAAGATGTCTTCCGTCAGCTCCTGCAGCGGACGCTTGTTCCAGTTGCCTGGACGCACGAGCAGGAGCTCCCCGATGTTCTCGGGCATCTCGTACTCGTCCTGGCCGTTGATGAGGTAGAGGCGCTGCTCGCGCTTCAACCACTGCCAGTAGCCCTCGGTCCTGATGATCGAAGCCTCGGCCTCCATCACGAACCTCAAGTAGGTCTGCAGCTTCATGCGGCCGGCGACGGTCGCGTTGTACTTGGCGTCGCCGTTCTTCTCGACCAGCTCGATGACGCGGTCGACGATCCGCCCGTAGGTCCACTGGCTGCCAGGCGCGACGATCTGCGGCTGCGACGGGTCGTTGACCGTCGCCACCGAGAACAAGCCGCAGCGCATCAGCGAGAGCCCTTGGAGATCGAATGGGCTGACGCCCGCCGGCTGCGGCGTGACGGTGCCGCTGATGAACTCGAAGCCGGGCACGCCGACCTCGCCCCACAGCGGGTCGCGCCGATCGGTCCAGGTCAGCTTCGGCTGGTTCAGGTTCCGGTCGTTCAGGTAGACCTCGAGGATGACCTCGGTGTCCGCGCGCCGGATGCGAAGGCGCATGTCCTGCCAGAACCCCTTGTACGGCAGCAGATCGCCCTGCGCGTAGTTGGTGTCGTCCCACGCGGGATCGACGTTCAGATCGTCGTTGTCGAGCACGACGCTCGTGAGCACGACCATGCCGTCGACCTCGGTGCTCGCCGGCCGATCCATGTTCGGCAGCCGGCGGTCGGGCATGTACTTCACCAGCTTCAAGGTCGGCGCGCTGCCGTCGAGCGGGCAGGTGACGCGCGCGCCGTAGCCCTGGTCGTAGCAGTGCGGGTCTTCGTCGCTTCGCAGGTCCACCAGCAGCGGGTCTTTCGACATGCGCGCGAGGATGGTGAAGCTGTTCGGCGTCGTGATGTTCGCCGGGTCCAGCGCCGTCGCCGTCTGGCCGTCGTGCGCCCACGTCCCGCGCACGACGTAGTCCGCCAAGTCCATCGTGTCGGCGGTGTAGAGCACCTGCGACTTCTGCGCGGTGACGCCGGGCAGCAGCGGCGAGAAGCCGCTGACGATCGCGCCGGTGTCGATCGGGATGACCGCTTCGTCGCTGATGACAACGCCACCGCATGGGACCGTGTAGTTCGATCCGATGTCGCCATCCGAGCGCGTGAACTTGTCGGAGAACGTGTCGGTCATCAGGTCACCTTGCAGCTCTTGTGGCGGTCCAGGTTCTTCCTGTCCTGCCAGTAGTTCTTGTCGCCCGTCTCGCGGATCTTGCCGTGGTAGAGCTCGGCCGGCACCGCGTGCGTCTGCTTGATCGAGCCCTTGTTGCCGTCAGCCAGCTGCGATCGACGCTTCTGGATGTGCTGCTTGTAGGCGTCGACCTTCTTCGCGGCCTTCGCTTTGCCGATGCCGAAGCCGTCGTTGCTGGCCACGCGCATCTGCTCGGGGATGAAGTCGTGGTCGCGGCACGCGCTCGTGTCGATCATCGGCGCGTCGGCTTGCCAGTCGCGCGATGCCTCGAGGCGGCACCAGCAGGTGACCGAGGACGGGGGGCCTTTGGAGATCGGGGCCTGGACCTCGTTCGCGTGGCCCTGCGGACAGGTGAAGGTGTAGATCATGGCTGGACCTTCCTGACGCCGCGACCGCGGCATCCAGGTCGACCCCCTCAACCATACCCCTTCTGCACGATGTTCTTCACCGTCACGTTGCGACAGTGGGGATTGGTGCAGCGGAGCGTCAGCCTGGTGGCCGAACGCTCCGCCTTCACCTGCGCCCCGCACTTGGTGCAGAGGCGCTCCACGATCAGTTCAGGCCCGTGCAGAGCCCGTCGATGAAGCCGATCGCGTTCGGGGCGAGCACCTCGAGCGTGCCCTCCCATTCCACCATGCCCTTCGTGCTCGAGCCGACCTTCGCCAGCTCCACGGCCAGGACCGGGCGCAGCACGGCGATGCGGAGCTTGCTGGCCTCCGCCGTCGAGATGCGGTCCGTCCGCTGGTAGCGGTGCAGGAAGATGCGCTGCGTGCCGAAGTCGCTCTGGTAGAAGTCGACCGTGTTGATGACCGTCCGCTCGTTGACGGGGATGTTGTAGCGGACGTTGCTGTTCGGGTTCATCGTCAGCGACGAGAGAGCCCGCTTCTGCGCGGCGTTCACCCAGAAGGTGTCCGTCATGGCGCCCTTCTCCCACATCGCCTGCAGGTGACCGTTCAGGATCGCCTCGGTGATGCAGTCGGTCGGGCTGTTGCCCAGGACGTCGGTGACGGTGCCGATCTCGTTCGCGCCGAGGCCGAGCGTGGTCGCGCAGGTCGGGTCCGACGCCTCCGCGTACGCGTAGTAGCCGTCCATCTTGCGCGGCAGCACGCCACCGCTGTTGCCCTGCGCCGTCTGGCTCTGGCGCTCCGAGTGGACCAGCGCGAACTCGATGAAGCGCGCGAGCTCCATCGTCGCCTTGCGCAGCTGGTAGACGTACTCGTCACGGATGCCAGCGGTGTTGATGTCGCGCTGGGTGTCCGAGACGTCGAACGTCCGACGGATGATGTGGGTGAGGTTGCACAAACGCTTGCGCGGCACCAGGGGATCGAACGTCGCGTCCGAGCCTTCCGGCGTCGCCTGCACGTCTGCGTTGCCCACATCCGGGTCGCCGAAGTCGGCGAGGATGTCGACCAGCCACTCGTGGCTGATGTTGTTCGCCGGAACCTTCTCGAACCCGCTCAGGTAGAGCGTGTCCATCGGCGAGATGTTGGTGATGATGTCGAGGAGGTCTTCGCGGTTGCCGCGACCGACATCGAACGAGTTGAGGACTCCGAGGGAGCCAACGAACGTCATGGGATCTGCCTCTACCGAACGTGGTGAGAGGCGACCCCGTCAGCAGCTGCGTCGGTCAGCGTCCCCCGAACACTCGCCGGCGCAGCATGTCGTCGACCGCGGCGAGCCCGGCCTTCTGCTCGCGTGGATCGCTCGAGGCGCGCAGCTTGGCCATGCGCTCGGCTTCCTCACGGGCTTCCTGGACGGGATCGGTTTGCGGCTCCGGCTGCGGCGCGAAACGCGTGTTGGCGAGGGTGGAGCTTCCCGGTGCGACCACCGGCGGAATCGCCACCGCACTCGCCGACTGCCTCGTCACCAGCTCCTCTTGGTCCGCGACGGCACGGTACGCCTGTTCGATCGAGCAGTGCGGGTTCTTGCCCCGGAACATGTCGATCAGCGGCCCGTGGATCTGCAGGTCGAACCTCGGGTACTTGTTCGCCAGGGCCTCCATCTCCCGCCGCGCGTCGCGCGACTGGATCTGTTGCAGCTGCGGCTGGACCCGCGACATGATGCGCTGCTCGAGCTGGTCGAAGTGCTCGCGGAGGCGAGCATCCTGCAGCACGCGCATGCGCGTCTCTGGGTCCAGGTGATCGAGGTTCGCCTGCAGCATCTCTTGGTGCTGCTGCTCGAGAGCCTGTAGGCGCTGCTGGGTTTGCGCCAGCGTCTCGCCGTACTTGCGGCCCTCATCTCGTGCGGCTGCGAGCTCTGCGTCGCGTGCCCGAAGCTGGTCCACCAGCTCCTGAATCCGTCGTTGTGCCCTTGGGGAGTCTTGTGCTTCGGCGGACGGAGCCTGACCGACTGGCGCAAGCGGTGGGGCCTGGCTCCCGTCCAACGTCTGGTTCGGGGTGCCCGCGGGTGGTTGGTCGCCGATCTGCCGAGCGTGCTCGGCCTGTTGGCGCTCCATGGCCATCCTCGCGTAGCTCCCCTCCGGTGGAGGAGGTGCCGGCGGCTTGCCGTCTGGTCCGACTTCCACAGGTGCCGCTTGCGGCATCTGTCGCCCCTGCGCGATCAGGTTTCCCCGAAGCGCTTGGGCCGCCCTGTCGGCGTGTGCATTGAAGTTGCTAGGACTTGCTCCTGGCTTGGTCATCTGGTCTCAGCGTTGCACGACGACGCTACAAGCAGTGCCGGGGTTGCGGGCGCGAATCCGCGTGCGCGCAGTGGCTTGGCCGATACGAAGCCTCGGCCATCGGGCGCAGCTGCTCAGGTCTTGATGTTGTCGTCGCCGTAGCCGAGCGACGGCGCTTGGTAGTGGTTGTTCGTCGAGGTGGCCGGGTGGCCAGAACGGGTCTTGGAGCCCATCGCCTCGATCGTGGACGACATGCCGCTCGAGCGCTCGAGCGCCTTGCGGTTGTCGCCGGTCTTGGCCTGGGCCCCACCGATCGCGTCGCAGTGGCAGGAGTTCTTCATGGTTTCTCTCGGGGCTTCGGGGTGCGTTTCAGCAGCTCTTCGCGGTCATTCTGCATCCGCTCGAGGTGCCGTGCAAGGGTCGACACGTTGTCGCCGGGGAAGAAGAGCGCGCGCACGCGCTGCAGGCCAACGACGATCCCGCGGTGTTCGCGCATCTCGTCGTTCGACACCTTGGCGCTGACGAGACGGTCCTTGGCCACGGCGATGTTGTCGTCGAGCGCCTTGAGGAAGTCGGCGAAGCCAGCAGAGTCGCGAATGGCCGCGGTGCGCTTCGCCAAGTCGATCGCCGCAGAAACGGTGGCGATCTGCTGATCGAGGATGGCGAGCTGCTCCCGCTCGCGCTCACGAACGTCCCAGATGTCGCTCACTGCGCCCCCGCGTTCGGAGCCTGCCGGCCGGCATTGCTCTTCGCCTCACTGCCTTCGCCGCGCTCACCCTCGCCGCGGCGGACCTTCGGCGACTCCGGGTCTTGCTCAGGCCCGGCCGCGCCGGCGATCGGAGAACCACCGCCCTGGCCGCCGCCGGCGGCCTGCTGCATCGAGCCCTGCTGCGACGCTTGCATGAGCATCTGCTCCTGCATCATCTGCATCAGCTCGATCTTGCGCATGTGCTCCGCGATGTGCGCGCGAGCGCGCGCGGCGGTGCCTGGCGAGGTCTTCTCGAGGAGCGCGAAGCGATCGCTGGCGAGCTCCTCCATGTGCGCCAAGTAGTGGCGCATGTCGTTGTCGTCCGGCTTGCGCGGCGGGATCTTGAGGTGGTACCAGAGCTCGTGCTCCTGGCTCGGCGTCATCAGCTTGCCTTCCATCGGAAGGCTGATGAAGTCGTCGACGTTGCGGATGTCGAAGCCCATCTCGAGGATGTGCGCGAGCAGCCGCGGCATGTTGACCGCCTGCGGCCCGTACATCTGGTTGATGATCGGCGCGCGGTCGAGGATGTTCGTCAGCTGCTGCACCTGTGTCTGCTTGGTCGTCAGCCGGTGGCTGGCCAGCGGCGTGACGATGAAGCGGCCGATGATGTCCTCGGGCCGGATGGTGTAGCGGTCCTGAAACCGCTGGCCCAGCTGACCGAGTTCGCGGATGACGCGCGGGTAGCTGAGGAACTGCTGGTTGTTCCACGCCATCTTCTCGAGGAGAGGCACGGCGACGTCGGCCTCGAATCCCTCGACCATGGAGACGATGCGCATGTTCGCTTCGTCGATCTCGGCCATGTGCTGCGTCGCCGTCTTGCTGTCGCCGAACGGGTCGCGGCCACCCATGCTCGGCGACGTGGCGCCGCTGGTCTCGCGGATGTCCATGGTCAGCACGTTCTCGGCCTTTAACGCCGAGTCGCTGACCTGCGGAACGTGCAGCGGCGCGATGCTGTCTTCGAGCGACGGCACGCGCACAGCAAGGCCCGGCTCGAGCACGAGCTGTCCAGGCGGGATGTTCGCCGCGTCGCTGACGAGCCACATCGGGTTCGCTTCAAGCTGCGTCGCGGACATGAGCAGGTTGCGCTTCATGTCCTTCTCCATCGAGAGGCGGGCGATCATCTCGAGCGAGCCGATGCCGTAGAACTCGTCCTCGAGCATGATCGGGCGCCAAGCCTGGTAGGGCTTGCGCTGATGCCAGAACGGGTTGACGGTCACGCGCACGACGAGCTGCAGGCTCTTCGGCTCGACCATGACGACGTTGCAGATGCGCGTCTCGAGGTTGCCGCGGTCGTTCTTGATGACCAGCGGGCCCCACCAATCGAGGATCTCGTAGTGCGGGACGTGCGGTGCCCAGCTGGCTTCGCGCGGGTCGAACACGCCGTAGGCATAGCTCTTCCGTTCCTTGAACTCGTCGCCGAACGACGTGTCGCCGCTGCCGGGATGGTCGCGCAGCTTCTCGAGGTTGATCCAGTGGCCGAGCTCGCCCATCTCCTTCACCTTGAAGTCGGCCATCGCGCTGCGATCGGCGCACCACTCGGCGTCGTCGATCGTGCTCGCGTTCGGCGCGGTGAGGAAGTCGAAGATGGTGACGTTCTTGACGAAGTTGCCGTCGAAGATGATCTCCTTCTGCTTTACCTCGGAGAGCTCGACCTTCGACGTGCCGGGCATCTTCTCGTCGGGAACGCGACGGCCGTTGCGGTAGGTCATCTCCCCGATATCCTGCCGCCAGTAGACCTTGTTGATCGCGGTGCCGTAGATCAGGCCGCTTCGGACGAAGCGGTTCATCTCGGATTGGAAGCGGCTCGCGCGCAGCTGGTCGCGGCAGAGCGTCTCTTGCGCCTGCGCGGCGCCTTCGTGCTCCTCGTGGACGCCGTCGAACTTGAACCAGCGCGACTGCGCGAAGAGCGCGCGCATGATCTTCGGGTGCAGCGTCTCGACGATCTTGTAGGGCTCAGGGCTGTGGAGGCGCGTGCGACCGTAGGTGTACTGATCGAGGCTCTCGCCGCGGTAGAGCCGGTAGAGCACCAGCCACTTGTTCCGCAGGAACTCCATGACGTTGAACACGTCCTTCACGCCGGAGAGCACGGCGCCCTTGGCTTGCTCGACGACGAAAGGATCGTTCGCGAGGTTCGGGAAGCCGACGCTCTCCTCGTAGAGCCGGGCCTTCTGCTCGATGTCGGTGCCATCCGTCGCCGCCGACTCCGTCAACTCATAGGGTGCGAGGACGGGCTCGGTGCCCTTGCGCCGGCGGAACCGGCCCATTCCGCGCGACGCGACGGCCTCCACTCCGGTTCGCGGGTTCGGCGGGCTGCCCGCGGTGAACGACTGTCCCTGGAATCCCTTGTCGGCCATCGGTCACTTGCCTCGCTTCACGTCGCTGGGTTCCTCGATCCGGTCGAGGTCGTCCGATCGGAGGGGCATCGGCAGCGTTCTGCTCTGCTGCACTTCCTCCTGAACCTGCTGCTTGTTCTGCGGGCCGATCGCATTCACCTGCTGCAGCAGATCGTCCGAGAGCTTGGGCTTGTTCCTCATCGAGAACCTCGAGCGCGTCGTAGATGGGGCCGGACCACCCTGGCCAGAGCAGGGCGCGACCAGGCCACTGCCGACGGTACCACGTCAGCCAGTCGATCGCACGACCGGGATCGGAGTAGAACGTCGATCGCTTGGTCACCGGGTTCTCGCGGCCGAAGAAGTAGCCACCACCGCTCTGCAGCGTGAAGCCGCAGAGGTAGATGGGCCAGCACCCCATCAGCGTCGCGGTCTGCAGCATGTAGCAGACGCTGTTGCCGCCAGGGTGGTAGGGGTCCGTGAACTTCTCTGGCATGAACGGCGGCACCCACGCAGCCTGCCACTTGCCGCCGTTGTCGCGACGGCCGCCCTTCGGCAGTGCGATGTCGAAGTCGCAGGTCGGCCACTTGCGGCGGCCGACGACGCGCATCTCGTGCGAGCCTGCGACGCTGTAGGGACCGCCGCCGAAGATGCGCGAGTGAACTACAACAACCAGGGAGTCGGGGCATCCAGAGAGAGCTGATCGCTCGCTCTGCCAGACGTTCGCGTCTGCAACATGCCAAACGCTGGGGACCAACGCTCGGAGGGTCCAGTTGCTGCCGATGACGATGCGACCGCGAGCAGCTTCGATGCAGGAGGAGTCAACCAGTCCGGCGGCTCCCCCAAAGAGGAAGCAAGGGCGGCCGGTAGCGATGCCCACAAGCCAGTTCGGATCAGCACCTCGGCCGCTCGGTGGGTGTAGCTGTGCCGCTTGGAAATCAGGTAGGAGCATGCGCGTCCGATGGCCTCGGCTTCGTCAGCGTTCTGCTGGTAGTAGAGCACCAGCTCGAGGAAGTGGTCTGGATCGCTCGCCGCCGGCGCCATGGGGAACATGCGCATCAGCTCCGAGCGATGGTTGTCGCTGACGACGAGCGTGCCGCACGCGGCCATCTCGAAGAAGCGCGGGTTGACGTGCGACGCCGGCAGGTTCGGCTCGTTGAAGAAGCCTGTGCCTTCGGAGGCAGGGGCCGTCGACGTCGGTACGATGCCCTTGGGGAACGGCATGTGGCGGCTCCTGCCGAGCACGCGCTTCTTGAAGCACTCCATCGTGATGCCTGGGTGCCGATGCACGTTCAGGCCGACGGCGCAGCTGCTGTAGAGCTTCGGGTGCTCGGCGTGCGACACCCAGCGCGGGTCGCGCTTGCCGACCGTGCCGAAGAACCGGATGTCGGCGCCGTCGACGAGCCGCTGCACCGGCTCAAGCCACGCCGGTCGCGGAACCAGCGTTGCGTTGCCGAGGAAGAACGCTCCCTTGCGGTCGCGGTAGTCGACCAGCGGGAACTTCTCGGTGTCAGCGCACGGCGGCAGGTAGAAGACGTTGGCGCGGTCCTCGCGCGAGAGCCGATGCGCCTCGACCGTGCAGGCGTCCATCGTGAACACGAACTTGAAGAGCGGCGACCACCTCGCCGTCTCGCCGATCTCGTAGGGTTCGTCGCAAAGGTAGACCGCCGTGACGATGCGGTGCTTGTGCAGCTCGGTAAGGAACTCGATGTTGCCGGCGGCGCGGCCGTGATGGCACCAGACGAGATCCGGCTTCCACTTCGCGATGTTGCGTGCCAGGTCGCGCGCAGTGCCCGGCATCGCCGTCGTCGAGTAGGGCGAGCGACCACCGAGCGCCAAGCGCCGAAGAGGCGAGATGTCGAACCGCTGCACCTCGCAGCCAGTGCGTTCGAACCCCTTGGTCCATCCCTCGCGGTAGTCGTCGCTGTAGATCAGCGAGGAGTCGTCTGCGATTGCGACGCGCATGGCTTGTGCTCCTCGTGGTCGGCGACATGGAACCGGACGCCGGGGTGATACCAGCAGGAGTGCCCGGTAGCGAAGGCGTGTTCGAACCACTGCTTCATCGCACTCTCTTCGCGGAGCATCAGCTCCTTCGTGGCGGCGAACCGCGTCTTGACGACGAAGAAGGTGCCGTCGAGCGGCGGCAGCTTGCGCGTGCGACGCACCGGCGCCGCGGCCGAGCTCTGCGCGTTCGGCGCCATGTCGACCAGGGCGAGGCCAGGGTCGCGATCGAAGAGCTGCCGAACCTTCGACACCCACTTCTTGTCGTCGAGGCGCACCTGCGCCGGCACGACGACGCTCATCGGGTGCTTGGGCGTCTTGATCGCGCGGTTCAGCAGTGCCAGCTGACCGACCGGCGTGCGTTCGTGGATGATCCTCCACTCGATGTGCTTGGGCACGGCGCTCATCGTGGCGCGAATCGGGTCGACAGCACGCTCGGTGCCGCCATCGACCATGACCTTGATCGTCATGGGCGCGTCGGTGTGCTCCTCGATCGAGCGGATGCAGTCAGGAACCAGGAGCAGGTTTGCCGCTGGCGTCGTGATGATGATGTCGAGCATTGTGCTGTTGCTGTCGAGCGCCCTCTCGGGCGATGTGCCGTCGCTGGCACCGCGCGCTGCAGAACGTGACCACCTTCTGTTGCTGGCGCAGCGCCGCCGCCACAGGGCCTTTCGGCAGGAAGACGTCCCTAGAGCACCCAGCGCACGGGACCAGGGCCGTTTCGCTGTTGGGTTCGGTCGCCATGCTGTTCCTCGGCTGGATCGAGCTCTTGCTCGTCGTGTTGGATGGTGCGGGAGTCGGCGACTTCATGCTGCGACGCGATCAGCTCGTCTCGAGTGCGCGCCGGGTAGCGGTAGTTGTCGCCAGGTAGGTTGTTGCCGCTGACGCCGCCGGCGGCGCGCAGCTGCTCGTAGCCGTTCTGCACGGCGTTCTTCACGGCCTCGGCGACTTGGTCGATCCACGGCGCGGCGCCGTAGGCGTCCGTCAGAATCTCCCGAACCGCCTCGGCTGAGGTGGCGGCTGCTTGAACAAACTGTCGCTGCTGGACGTTTCGGTTGCGGGTTGCGAACCTCGGTTGCGCCACAGGCTGTCGCCCTGCTGGTTGCCCTTGGTGAACTCCCTGGCCGGGTATCCCCGGTCGGGGTTGTACTTGCCGTCGATCAGGTTCGGGAGCTGCCGGATCGCCGTGTTGGTGGCGAACCCGGAAGGTGGGGCGGGAGCGATCCATTGTCCTTCCTTGGTCTTCTTGTCGATGTCGCTGATGGCATCGGGGATGTCGTCGTGCTGGCTGTAGGGCCACTCGGTCATCTCGTCGATGAGCGGCTTCCACTTCTTCCAGTTCTGCTTGAGGGAGCGCGCGAAGAAGATGTTGCCAGCGCGGAAACGAGGCTCGGCGGCCTCAATGCGCATCTCCTTCACTTCCTGATTTCTGCCGGCGACCGCGATGATCTTCGGGCGCGTGAACGTCTGGCGCCTGATCTCTTCGAAGAGCGACGAGAGCAGTTCCTTGTGCGTCGTCTCCTCGACCACGAGCCCCTTCATGTTGAGGCTCTGGTAGCGATCCCACAGGTCGCACGCGATGCGAACGGTGTCGCTCGGCTTCCAACGTCCGACGATGAAGTCGCGCACGTAGGCGACGCGGTTCGCGTCGAGCGAGACGACCCAGAAGCACGTTCGGTCGGCCTTGCCCTTCTTCTTCTCCTCGGCGATGAACGCGAAGTCGCTGAGGATGTAGGTCCACACCGAAGCGGGGATGTCCTCGTCTTCGATGACGCGGAAGTACTCGGCCTTGAAGATGCGCTCTTCGTCCGTCGTCGGCTTGTTCTCGTAGTAGCACGCGAACTGGCGTGGTGGCATCGTCGCCTTCTGCTGCGTGATGAACGCGCGCGTCAGGCGGCCAGGGAAGAAGAGCGTTCCGTCGGGGTTCAGCCAGGAATGGATCGACAGCTCGAAGAGCTGTCGCATCTCCGGCGTCTTCATGATGTGGCAGTAGAGGTCGGCGAAATGGTGCAGCGTGCCGATCATCAGGATGCGGCAGCCGGGGTCGAGCTGCGCCATGATCTCGCCGAACCAGTACTTCATCGCCTCGATCGACTCGGGCGTGCGCGTGTTCTCCTGGCTGACGACGTCGTCCATCAGCACGAGATCCCAGTGCGAGCCGGTCCACACCTCGCCGGCGCCGGCGGCGAGCAGCGTGCTCTCCTTCGCGTGGGAGATGGTTCTCAGAGCAGACGTGAACTCGCCCGTACTCTCCTTCCACTCGACTTCCTTGCGGTGGACGCCGAAGCGATCTCGGTACCACTGCGAGTCGATGATCTTCATGGCCTGCTTCACGAACTTGCGGGCTTGCTTTCCCGTCTCGGAGCAGACGCAGATGCGGATGTTCGGGTTGCGCGCGATCTCCCAACAGACGAGCGCCACGTCGAAGACCGCGCTCTTGAACGAGCCGCGCGGCCAGAGCTGCATCTTGTAGGTGTAGATGCCGCGCTTCGACTCGGGGTCTGGCTTCCACTTCCAGTTGAGGATCTCGAGCGCGCCGCGGCCGTGGGGCTGCTCCTGCGCGTCTGGCGCGGCGCCGCTATCGCGCGCGAAGTCGAGGAACCCTTCGACGGTCTTGTAGTAGTCCGCCTCTTGTCGGAGGCGGAACGCACGCAGATCCTCTGGCGACATCGAGCGCGCGAGGCGCTCGAGGTCAGAGCCTGGCGAAGACGTAGGTTCCGATCCCTTCGCGGCCATAGCGCTCCTCATCGCGGTTGCGCTCGAGCAAGCCAAAGCCCTGATCCCGCATCCAACGGATGAGGCCGGCCTCGGTGAAGTACCAGATGTGCTCGCCGGGCTTGTAGTGCTTGCTGCGGATGACGTGCTCGGCGCTGTCGAAGATCGGCAGCGACATCAGCACCTTCTTCCGCACGTTCCTGAGCATCGCCTCCGGCGAGAGCATGTGCTCGAGGCTGTCCCAACAGGTGACGTTGTCGACTGCCAGCTTCGTTGGATCGTCGAACAAGTCTCTGGACCTCAGTATCACCTCAGAGGAGCTATTGACGTCGTAGCCGTAGATCGGCATGCCGCACTTCTGCATGTAGTTGACGAAGCCGAGAGCCCCAACCCCAACGTCAACAGTTCGATGCTCTAGCCGAGAATGCCTGCAGAGGACTGCCCCGCGATGCTCGATCAGGCTCTTGCCGACCTCGGTGCCTTCGCGCACTCGGCACTTCTCGAAGTAGTCGTCGTCGTAGCGCACGACAGTCTTCTCGTCCGGCAGCTCGCGCCCGTAGCCCTTGTGCGGCCACCACACCAGTTCGCTCATCGCATCACCTCGAGGACGTGGTCGGCGACGACGTCAGGATGGTCCTTCGTGTGGACCGCGCGGTAGCGCCGCGCTTGGACCGCGTCGGGCCGGCACCAGTTGTAGCGCATGCCTTCACTGAACTGCCACCAGTCGCCCCAGATGCACACGACCGGCGTGCCCAGCTGCGTCGCGATCATGGGGCTACCCGACGGGTGGCCGAACATCGCCGAAGCGCGCCGTTTCAGGTGGATCAGCTGCGCCCACGTCGTCTTGCCGGTCATGTCGACCACGCGCGGGTGCGCGCCGCGCAGCATCGCGCCGACCTTCTCGTCCCACTTCGCGCCGACGAGCAGGATCTTGTGCGGCAGCTTCGCGTCGTCGAGCCGATTGCCGACGGAGAGAAGGGCCTCGGTCGGCGGCGCCGCCTTCCACCACTCCTCGTAGAAGCTGGCCTTGTAGAAGTTCGCCAGCAGGAACTTCTCGGGCGCTTCGATCGACTGCTCCGCGTGCTCGATCGGGTAATCCCAATCGGTCGCGCCGGCCTGTGGCCAGATGCCGGCCATCGGCGTGCCGAGCTCGACGAGCTTGTTCGCGGCGATGAACAGGTCGAAGCCCGGCATGTCGGTGAAGACCTTGCCGTGGAAGAAGCTCGCGGTGGTGAACGCCGTCCACCGCTTCGGGCGGATGTCGAGGTAGCCGCCGAAGTCGAGCCACGGCACGCAGCGCAGGAAGTCGCCGGCGCGATCGAACGACGGGTCGCCGCTGCAGACGGTGACCACCGGCTTGTGCTTGTCGTTGCCGCTCTGCTTCAACAGGCCGCGCAGGCGCAGAAGCACCCAGTGGATGTCGCCGACGCCAGGCGGCATCAGGATGCGCAGCGGCCGGTCCTTCGCCTTCAACGCGATCTCGAGCGTCGGCTGCGGCTGCTTGGGAGCCTTCACCTGGTAGGTTCCGGCCTTCGTGACGACTCTGCGCACCTCAGTCCTCCTCGGGTTCATCTTCGTCTCTGGTCTTCGGAACGGTGTCGAAGCTCGCGTCCTTGGCGTTCTCGACCAGCTTGGCCGCGGTGATCTTCTTCGCCTCGAGCTTCACGAGCGCGTCGATCTCCTGCTTCGTCACGTCGTCCACCTTGTGCGTGACTTCGACGCGATGGATCGCGCTGTCGACGATGCCGATGCTCTGTAGCGCCTTCAAGTAGTCGCGCTCGACCGCCCAGAACGCCTTGTGGTCGCCGGCCTCGATCGCTAGCTGCTTGGCGCGCTCGGCCGCCGCGTGCAGCTGGCCGGCGATGGTGTCGAGGCGGATGCCGACGACCTGCTGCCCGACCTCGCTCGCATACGCCTGGTAGGTGCGCATCACCGCCGACTCGGTGATGCCGAGCTCGGTGGCGATCACGGCGCTGGCGAAGCCGGTGTTGCGCAGCTTCACGATCAGGGCGCCGCGCTGCGGGTCGGTGAGGCCCTTGAACCACTCGGCGCGCTTGCTCCGCGGGTGCTGTTGGAGGGAAGTCCACAGCCGGGCGCCAAGATCCTCGAGCGTGTACTTCTGCGTCATCCCGCCGTCCGGCGGGATGGCGGTGATGCCATGGTCGACGAGCAGGTTGCACAGCTCGGCGACCGTCAGGCCGACCGCCGCCGCGGCCTTCTCCGCCGTCGCCATGGCGTCGGTGTTGGCGATCGCCGGCAGGACGAAGGGCTCGCGCTTCTTGGCCACGAGCTGGAGACTACGCCTGGTCGTCGGTCTTCGGGTCGCTGATCGTGCGGCGCGGCTTCGCCTCGATGACCACCTGCGTCGTCGTCTGCACCTGGATGTCGAGGATCTCCATGGCGCGGAAGATCATCACCTGCTTGCCGGCCAGCAGGTTGCCACCTTCCTTGCGAATCCACTTCGCCGCCTTGACCGTGTCCTCGAAGCGCGGGATGCCGGGGATCGGCAGCAGCGCACCGGCGGGGGTCTCGCGACCCGGCAGGACGACCTCGTAGATGCAGTAGTCGCCTTCGCCACCGCCAAGCAGGCGCTTGCGGTTGCCACGCTTCGGCGCCCGCTTCTTCTTCGGCGTCGGGTTCGCTTCGTCGGTTGGGGTGGTCGGAACTTCCTGGGTGGTGTCGGTCATGCTTCTGGTGTAGCAACGGGCTTCTCGGTTTGCAAGTGCATGATGGCGAGCGCCATGTCGTGGATCACGTTGCAAAGCAACTGACGCTGCGCCGCTGGCGTCGCATCGAACGGAACCCAGGCTTGTTGCCCTAGAGAATCACGCGTCTGCTCCTCAAGTGCCACCGTCGACCGGTCCACTATCACCGCTCGGACCATGTTGCCCGTCTGGAGTTTTCCACTCCAAACGGGTGTCGGAGTTCTCAGCTTGTTGTCGCTGGAAGTGGAATCCGACGAAGTCGTCGGGTTCTTGGGCGAACTTGCAGGGTCGGGTGTTGGGGTCTTCATCGTAGCTGTAGCGGCGATCGCCGCACTTGGTGCAGAAGTCCATGTAGGGCCAGTCGGTCTGCGACGCCATCCGAGCCAGCTTCCAGCGGTGACCGTAGCTGAACACCGCCCCGTTCGCATCCCTGACCAGCGCGATCGGCGCTCGAGGATCGCGCGAGGTGTGCGCCGGCAGCACGTTGGCCTCGCGGGTCGCCTTGCGGCCCCGGTAGGGGTAGGCGCGCGCCAGATCGAGGAACTCGTCTCGAGACAGCGCGCCACCGAGATCGGCGCCCAGAAGCTCAACCAGGTCGAGCAGGACGCAGATGGCCGCCCCGAAGCTGACCCCGTCCTCGCTGAACCGGACGCGCATGCCGAGCTTCGCGCGCCAACTGCGCAGCCGCTGGTAGGCCGCGATGTTCAGCACGAGGGTCGTCTGCCCACCCGACACGCTCTTCGCCCGCAGCTTGAACGAGTCGAGCAGCGCCTTGCGCTCGGCAACAGGATCACTCGCCGGCACAAGCGGCGCCGCGGCATCATCTTGCGTCGCCGCATCAGCCGGCGTCACGGGCGGAAGGCCATCGGAGGAAGGAGCCATCGGCGCGTTCTACCACCACCCCGAGGCGCCGTCAACAACCATGAAGAGAACCCATATACCCTTGCCTGTGAGAGAAACCCCCCCCCCCCTACGCGTAAGAGTGAGTGCGCATGCCCCAACAACAACAACAACAACAACCACTCATCTTAGAGAGAGAGAGATAGGAGATAGGATATCTACAGGGAGGTTCAGGATTTTCTCCTGGTTTTTTTACGGTGAAGGGTGCTGACGCTGCCACTCCGTCGGGAATCTGAGGGGCCTGTCGTTTCGGCGTTCGGTTTTTTTTGGGGGACGAGGGATGAGGGGATGCTTCATTCCGTAAATGAGGCGAGGTGGGCCCCGACGCGTCCGGGTCTCGCAAGTGCCGATGGCAACGGGAGTTACGCGCTCGAGGAACCTGGCGACCGTGTAATAATTACACACCTAACATCCCCCTAACGTGTAAAAGTTACACGGTATACCTCACTTCCACCACACAACATCTCCCGTCCCTCGACCGAACCGCCATCCACACAAGCACAAGCGCGCTTTCTCTCCCCTCTACTTGCTTCCGCTCGACTCTCGTGCTACGCTGCCCACGTTCGCGCTTCCCTTCTCTCTCCTTTCTCTACAGGAGCCCCCGTGAACCGTTCTCCTCTCGACCGCGCGCAGCGCATTATCGACAAACTCGATACGTGCTGTGAAGCACAGACCTTCCTCCCCGGCTCTGACTATCCGTCGGCTGTGGCCATCGTCGCCTCGTTCACGCACGAACTGGCGCATGCCGAACGGCAGCTAGCACAGCTGCGCAACGGCCCGACCTTCTACATGCGAAACGGCAAGCGCCACGGCGTGGCGTTGCTGCCGATCCTCCGTCGCCTCATTCGCTCCCTCGCCGCTTCGCGTCGTCTACTGGCGCAGCACCGTGACGAATGCCGTGGCGTCGCCGATCCTGCAGAGGCACGCATTGCGCGTGCACAGGGGGGACGATGACACACACCATCAACCTATCCAACGGCCACAGCTACGTCGCTCGCCTCGTTGTGCTTCGTGACCACACCACGGAAGGGCGCGGCCGCTGGCGTCTGTTCTGGAATGAGCCAGGAACGTCCCGTGGCGTCTACGAACAATCCACCGTCACAGGGCAACCGTTCTTCCGCACCATGCGCGATGCGGTTGCCTATGGCCAGAAACGCTACGGCGAGACTGCCGTGCGAGAGGATTGGTGAACCATGCTCGGCCTCTCCCTTGACTTTTGGCGCCACCTGCGCATTGCCCTTCCAACGGAAGCGTGGCGCGAGTTCTTAGAGCAAGTGCGCGCATGGCACGGTTGCGGCGGGATCATCGCATCCGTCGATGAGGCGCGATGGTCGATTGCCACTGCGGTCTATTGGCTGGCCGAAGACTTTGGCGCATCGGAGTTCGATGCGCTGCGCTGCGCCGAGAACCTCACCGGCTACTCGCCATCGCCGTTGCACCGCCGCATTGAAGACGCGCGCGACGAACTGGCTACACTCCTTTACGATGCGTGCGCAGAGTATTTGAAGGGGGCACAGTGAATCCCGTAGCCACCTACTGCGCCAGGTTCGCCGCTAGCGGCCTCGATCCGTTGGCGTTCGCCAGGCGCATGCTGGCCAGCGATCGCGCGCTGTGTCTTTCCGTCCTCGAGCATGTCGGGTGCTGGCCGAGTAGCGAGCCGGAGCTCGCCGCGCTTCAACGGTGCTTCCGATGAAAACGATACGCACACCATTCCACAGCAATCCGCATTGCAACGGCATTCCAATCGGGCGCCTTGCGGAAGTGCTAGCCTCATTCTCGGTTGAGGAAAAGTCTCGCCTCGTGCTTCGCCAACGCAAAGCGAACGCATGCGGCGACGGATACGATATCCTTCGTGCAAAGACGCGCGAACTGGCCGTGGCGGCAGTCGAGCGCGAGCGAAGCAATCCGCCACCTTACTTCCTTTCCCTGGTCTCACCATGACCGAAACGTCTCCCCTCTCCCCTTCCCCGTCTCCGGCCACCTGTGGACGCTGCGCCGTCGTCGGCACGTCCTCGGAGCCGCCGCCGCGCCATGCGCCAGGTTGCCCCGGCATCGTGCGCGAGGTGCGCGACTACATCTCACAGGCCAACGGCACGTTGCATTGGCACAAGTTCAACATGCTTTTCTATCGGCATCTGGCTAGCGATGGCGCGAAGATGATCGCCGACCAATGCGGCGCTTACTGGCTCCTTGAGTCAATCGCCAGCCACTACGTGCGCAAGGTGCTGGCGGTCGAACCGTTCGCCGTGTGGACCTTGGACGCCATCGACGGCGAGGGAGCCGTTGCGCTTGTCGCCGACGATGGCAACGGGCGCCAGCTGGTGCGCCAGGAAATCCCCTACAGCGACTTCCCGCGCGATCTGTTGCCGCTGCGCCTCTACTGTGAAAACAGCGGCCTGCTGAACGGCCGCGCGCGCTGCATCATGCTGCCGGAGGAACGATGAGCACGCGCCCCCTCACCGTCGGCACGCGGCACGTTCGCGCCATCATCGGTTGGTGGCTCGTCTGCTGCGCCACATGCGGCCTCGTGAAAGCCAAGTTTCGCACCGAGGACGCCGCGAAGTCTCACGCTATCAAGACCAGCGCCAAGCCGTGCAAGTGTGGTGCCAGATGAACCGCCAACCGCCACCATGCGGCCATTCCGCATGCCGACAGAACTACATCGACAACGGGGACGACGCTTGTGTCGTTGTCTCCGATGCGGTGGCTAACTTCGTGAACGGCAACCGTAGCGACGTCAAGGCCGCACTAGCGGCACTGCCGCCGCTCGAGGCCGCGCGCGTCGCCGTGCGCGTCTACTGGCGACTGGACAAGGCCGACCAGGTCCACTTCCTTAGCTGGATCGAGGCGATCGCATAGAAGCGCATCCGTTGGGCGTGAGACCCCCGACGGTGTTTGCATGGTCAGAGAGACGAGGCGAAACCGCCGGAAGGCAATGGAATCGCGGCTGTGAGCCGCAACCGGCGGTTGTGGCCCGGCCAGCGTAGAGAACTGGCCGGGCCTTTTTTTCTTCGCCCACTTGCATGGCGCTTCGTGGCGTGGTAAGCGTTGCGACTGTCCCTCAACGGCGCTTCTTGCGCGCGAATGGATATGAAAGCAAAACTAGAACAGATGGGCGCTTGCGCCGAAGCTGTCGCGTGGGTGGAAGATCGTGACGCTGTCACGGCGTGGCGTGAATGCCAGCGCAGCGACTGGATGTTGTGGCTGTGCTACCAGCATGGCGTGCGCGTCGAGAGGCGCACCATGGTCGTCATCGCATGCGAGATCGCCCGCACGGTGCTGCACTTAGTGCCAGCTGGCGAAGATCGGCCGCGGCTAGCAATTGAAGCAGCTGAGGCATGGTTGCACGATCCATCTGCCGCCGACGCCGACGCCGCCGCCGACGCCGCCGCCGCCGCCTACGCCGCCGCCTACGCCGCCGCCTACGCCGCCGACGCCGCCTACGCCGCCGCCGACGCCGCCGCCGCCTACGCCGCCTACGCCGCCGCCTACGCCGACGCCGCCGCCGCCCGCGCCGCCGCCCGCGCCGCCGCCGCCGCCGACGCCGCCGCCGCCCGCGCCGCCGCCCGCGCCGGCGCCCGCGCACAGCAAGCAGACATCGTGC